TTTGGGAATCAAATGAGCGAAAACACGACACCGCAAGGTAGTGGGCCGCTGACGGTGGACACAGCCGCAGCAGCATTTCTAGGCATGATGGATGCAGCAGAGGGAGCTGAAAACAGCCAACCTGAAACTGAGGAAGCCGCCGAGGAATATGTTGAGGAATCTGAGTCACAGTTGGTAGATTCTGAAGAAGCTGAAGAACAGCCTACACGAACTTTCCGCATTAAAGCTGCTGGTGAAGATCGTGAAGTAACTGAGACTGAGCTTATTGAGGGCTACCAATTAGGCGCGGATTACACCAAGAAAACCCAGAAACTTGCTGAAGAACGCAAAGCGGTGGAAGCCGAACGAGCGAAAATTCAGGAAGCGAACAAATTAAGAGATCAGTACGCCCAACGTCTGCAAATGATGGAGCAATTTCTCCAACAACAGAACAAGGGTGAAAATTTGGAAGCCCTAAAGGAAGTTGACCCAATCGGTTATGCCGTGAAGGTCGCTGAACAGGCACAACGAGAGAAACAGTTAGCAGTCCTGCAACAAGAACAGCAACGCATTGCACAACAGCAACAAGCCGAGCAATCTGAGCGTCTGCAAAGTCATCTCGCTGAAGAAAGTCAAAAGCTGACGAGCCTTATCCCTGGCTATGGCGACCCGAAGCAAGGCGACACTATTCGTAAGGAAATCCGCGAATACGCCAAGTCTGTGGGTTGGTCAGACCAAGAGCTTGCAAATCTGTACGATTCTCGCGCTGTTTTGAATCTGTATCATGGCATGAAGTACCAACAACTTCAGAGCAAAAAGCCTCAGATCGCTAAAAAGGTCGAAGCTGCTCCCAAGATGTTGAAAGCTGGTACATCTAACCCACGAAATGCAGAAGCAGAACAGAACAAAAAACTGCACTCGCAGTTGCGTAAAACTGGCAATGTCCGTGACGCAGCTCGAGTTTTTGAAAAATTCTTGTAATCGGAGTTAAAAAATGGCTACATATCAAACCTACACCGCTATTGGTCAGCGTGAAGACCTGTCAGATGTTATCTATGACATCAGCCCAACAGACACCCCATTGTTGAACACTTTGGCTCGTAGCAAAGCTACTGCCGTGTATCACGAATGGCAAACTGACAGCTTGGCTGCTGCTACTACTGCAAACGCTGCTGTTGAAGGTGCTGACGCATCTGACGCAACAATGTCTCCAACAACCCGCTTGGGCAACTACTGCCAAATCGTTCAGAAGACCATCAAAATCTCTGGCACTTTGGAATCTGTTGATAAAGCTGGTCGTAAGAGCGAAAAGGCTTACCAATTGAGCAAGGCTTCTGCCGAACTCAAGCGCGACATTGAAACCATCTTGACTGCCAACCAAGGCCGTGACGCTGGTACTGCTTCTGATGCTCGTAAATTGGGCGCAATGTTGTCTTGGATTAAGACCAACACAAACAAGTCTTCTGGCACTACTGCTGGTGCTGACCCAACTACCATTGGCGTTTCTACCCGTACCGATGGCACACAACGCGCTTTCACAGAGACAATCTTGAAAGACGTTATCCAGAAGGTTTACAGCTCTGGTGGCAACCCCAAGATTTTGATGGTTGGCCCATTCCAGAAGCAAACTGTGTCTGGTTTCGCTGGTATCGCTGCACAACGCTTCATGGCTCCTGCTGACGCTCCTACAACCATCATCGGCGCTGCTGATGTGTATATGAGCGACTTCGGTACTATGTCTGTCGTGCCTAACCGCTTCATGCGTACCCGTGACGCTTTGGTGCTTGACCCTGAATACGCAGCAGTTGCTTACCTGCGCCCATTCGCTACAAACGAATTGGCTAAGGCTGGTGACGCTGAGAAGACTCAGATCATCGCTGAATTGACATTGGAAATGCGTAACGAAGCAGCTCACGGTATCGCTGCTGACTTGTCCACTTCTTAATCAAACTGGGGGGCTAATCACCCCCCTTTTCTTATGCGCCACATAGCAACAGACAACGGAAAAGCAACAAACTTTCACGATCTTGATGGAAAGTATTTCATTGAGACTAAGCAGGACATTTCTGGCATCTTGGAGAGCAACAAAGCTCAATTCAACGCCATTGATGAGAAAGCTAAGTGGGGTGAGTTCACAAAGATTGCCTCATTGCCAAACGTAGTGATTGATGACTTGAACAAACAAGGCATCATGCGTGGTTATGCGGTGATGGATGAAAAAAGATTTCGTGCCTTCTTGAATCACCCTGATAATCGGTTCTTTAGAACTCGACCAGGTCAGATATGAAGGTTGCTATTTGCGTCCCATGCCGTGACACCGTAATGACGGGTTTTGCCTTTGATTTGGCGAAGCTCTGTGCTTATGAAGGTGTTACTCGGTGCGCTAAAGGCGGCTCGTTGATGATTTATCAAGTGCCTGGCACATTGATCTTCAATCAACGCGAACGACTTGCAGAACAAGCAATCAAGGATGGCGCTGACGCTATTCTGTGGATTGACTCTGATATGCGTTTCCCAAAAGATGCGCTTCAGATTCTCTTGTCTCGTAAGTTGCCTATCGTTGGAGTTAACGCTACAACTCGCAGATTCCCATGTTTGCCTACTGCTTTGGACATTGACCAAGAGAACAATGATCTTGTGAAAGTTACAAGTAAGGATAAAACAGGGTTAGAGCAAGTTATGGGCGTTGGTTTTGGAATGGTTCTTATCCGAAAAGAAGTATTCCAAAAAACAGAAAAACCTTGGTTTTGGTTTGAACAGACCGACAAAGGTGGGACAATTGGGGAAGATATTTACTTTTGTGCAAAGGCGTTTGACGCTGGTTTCAAGACTGTTGTAGACCACGATCTATCGAAGCACATTAGGCATATCGGAACTTACGAATATGGTTGGGATGATGTATGAGCATTGCCAGTTACTCAGAATTGCAGACAGCGGTAGCTAGTTATCTGGCGCGTACAGACTTAACTAGCCAGATCACCGATTTCATTCGGTTTGCTGAACTGCGTTTGCGCCGTGAGTTGCGCATCCGTCAGATGTTGAAGTCTGTAACGACTACGACAACAAGTGGTGACTCTACTGTTGAGTTGCCTAGTGATTTCTTGGAGATCAGGGACTTTGTGGTGTCTACAAACCCACTTCAGCCTTTGACATACTCAAGTCCATCAGCGTTTAGCCGTAATGCTCGCACGACTGAAAGCGGCAAGCCACTTGATTACACCATCTTGGCTAACGAGTTCCAACTGGCTCCTATACCTGATTCAGCCTATACGGTAAAACTGCTGTATTACGCTGCTCCTGAATTCTTGAGCGACACAAATTCAAGCAATGCGTTTGTTGCCAATGCGCCTGACGCTTTGCTTTACGCTGCTTTGCTAGAGGCAGAGCCATTCTTGATGAATGACGCTCGAATCAATACATGGGGAACTATGTACGACAGAGCAATTTCAACCCTGACAAAATCTGACGAGTCATCTCAGTATTCAGGCGTTCCACTTTCAATGACACTTGCAACGAGGTAATCATGTCTGAAATGTCAAACTACTTGGAAAATGCGTTGGTTAACGCAGTTCTCCGCAACACAAGCTACGCAAGCCCATCTACCGTTTATTTGGCGCTCTACACAAGCGACCCAACAGACGCAGATTCAGGCACAGAGGTGTCTGGCACTTCTTACGCTCGTCAGTCAATCACTTTTGGTTCGCCTTCTAACGGTGTGACCACAAACAGCGCAGCAATTGAGTTTCCTCAAGCTGGTGGCTCATGGGGAACGATTACCCACGTTGGCATCCGTGATGCTTCTACAAGCGGTAATCTGTTGTTTCACACTGCCTTGGATGCTTCTAAAACAATCGCCACTGGTGACGTTTTCCGCATCGCATCAGGTTCACTGAGCGTGACATTGGCGTGATATGGCTGACCTGCTCCCACCGTGGACAATTGACAGCCTAGATAATCTCAAGGCTAGTCTTGACGACTTAACGCTATCTCTTGATAGTGAGTTATATACAACGTCAGTCACACTGTGGGATGCGTACGGGTCAGTATCGACTAGCGCATCAGTATCGGCAGAATCAAGCGTCACATTTGCTGGCGCTGCTTCTGTTTCCTCATCTGCATCTGTCTCATGTGAGGCTATCCGTGTTGCACTAGGTACGGCATCCGTAGATGCTTCTGCAAGCGTTTCTTGTGATGCTGTGAGGGTTGCTATTGGCTCGGCAGATATAAGCGCTTCTGCGGCTGTTTCTGCGGCTGGACAGCGTATTGCTATCGCATCGGCTGACGTTTCTTGCGAAGCTACTGTCACGGCTCTTGGTGGAATTGTTGCAAACGCTACGGCTGACATTTCTGCAAGTGCCACTGCATCTGCTGATGCAATCCGAGTTCGTGAGGCTGATGCTGAAATTTCTGCATCTGCAACAGTTACCGCCTTGGGTGGTATTACGGCTGACGGGTCTGCATCTGTAACCTGTGACGCAACATTTGAGGCTGATGGTTATGCCATATTCGATTTCACTGCGGCTGTGGATTGCAACGCTGTTGTTGTTTGCAATGGGGTGCGTGTGGGCGATAATTGGTCTAACGTACCAGTTAGCACAGATACTTGGGCTGATGTGTCGCAAAACGACAACACTTGGTCAGAATCGAGCGTAGGCTCAAATTCTTGGTCAGATGTTGCGAGTAACTCAAACACTTGGGCGCAAACTGCCTCAAGTTCAAACACTTGGCTGAGACAATGACAATACAACGCGTTCCATTAGGTGAGTGGCTACCAGACCAACCAGGTCTAATTGGCGCTATCACCAAAGCCCAAAACTGCTACCCAACACAGACAGGCTATGCGCCTTTCCCGTCTGAGGCTGACTTGTCTGCTGCGGCTGACGAAAACCTGATGACATTGGCCTACTCAAAAGACCAATCAGGCACGATCAAGCTGTTTGCGGCTGGTGAAGACAAGATTTATACGGTTGATTCTGTTGGCGCTTTGACACCTGTTTGGTACACGGCTGGAACTTACGATCAGGCTGGTTCTACCACTTTGACAGTTACGGCTACGGCTCACGGATGGAAAACTGGCGATTCTGTCTATTTGAACTTTACAAGTGGCACAGCGGTAGATGGTGATTTCACCATTACCAAGATTGACGCAAACAGTTTTTCAGTTACCACAACGTCAGCGACAACAAGCGGAAACGTAAGAATCTCGTCAACATCGTCAGGACTTAACACGCCTGCTGGTCAGCGCATCCGATTCACTCGATTCGGAAACCGCACAATCGCTGCTAACTTTGGTGATCGCCTTCAGTCTTTTGTGGCTGACACAAGCACATCTTTCCGCAATCTTGCTGACAATGCGCCGATTGCCAAGTTTGTGACTGTTGTTCGTGACTTTGTGGTTGCGGCAAACACAACCGACAACTCAGGCGACTACCCTTATCGCGTTCAATGGTCTGGCTTAAATGACGAAACGACTTGGACTTCTAGCCAAATCACTCAAGCTGATTATCAAGACATTCCTGATGGCGGTCATATTACTGGTATTCGTGGCGGTGAGTTTGGTCTTATCCTGATGGAAAAGGCAATCCATCGTATGAGCTACGTTGGTACGCCTTTCATTTTCCAGTTTGACAACATCAGCCGTGAGAAAGGTTGCATTGCGTCAGGTTCAATCAGTCAATATCAAGGCTTGACGTTCTTCTTGTCTGATGACGGGTTTTATCTGTGTGACGGTCAACAAGTCATGCCAATTGGCGCTGAGAAGGTAGATCGCTTTTTCTTTAGTGACGCTGACCCTGACTTCTCAACAATGTCATGCGCTGTTGACCCAGTTCGCAAGCTCGTTTTGTGGAACTACAAGAGTCGTTTTGCAGAGCGTAAGTTGTTGGTTTACAGCTTCACCACAAAGAAGTGGTCTGTGATGATGACCACGTCCGACTACATTTCTGACGCTACAACCGCATCGGTTACGCTTGAGGAATTGGACAGCATCAGCGCGTCAATTGACGATTTGGCTGTGTCTTTGGATTCAAACCAATACGCTGGTGGCAAATACTTCTTGGGTGGAACTACTGGCACGAAAGTCATTACGTTCAACGGCACTAAGAAAACAGCGACCATTGAAACTGGTGACATTTCCACTGGTGGCAGATCGTTGGTAACCTTGGCTCGACCACAGGTTGATAACGGCTCTGCATCGGTTGCATTGGCTTCTCGCACATTGTTGAGCGATGGCGTGACATTCGGCACAAGCACAGCGGCAGACTCTGACAACAGGGTTTCTTTGCGTGGTTCAGGTAACTACCACCGCCTACAAGTTACACCAAGCGGTGATAACTGGAATATGGCTGTGGCTGTTGATATTGACGTTGTACCTCAGGGGATTCGCTGATGTTTCGCACACTACCCGTATTTGGTGGAGATCAAAGGGCTGTTGCGGAAATCGTCAACGGCATTATGAATGGCAAGACAAACAATCACGGTACTGTGACGCTTGCCACTGGTAATGCCACATCTACAACGATCTATGACGAGCGTATCAGCCCTGACAGCAAGATCATCCTTGTCCCGTTCTCTGATGCTGCTTTTGCTGATTCTGCGCCTTATGGTCAATTCTCAAACAACACAGACCAGACTGCGCCAAGCACAGGCGTTTCTGCATTGGTTGAATGGGACACCACAGACTTTTCTAATGGTATTTACCTATCTGACGACACAAAGATCAACGTCAGAAACGCTGGTGTCTATAACGTCATGTTTTCGTTGCAGTTACAAAACTCAACAAACGACCATCAATATGCAGACGTTTGGTATCGCGTCAATGGGACTGATGTAACCAATTCAGGCTCTAGGTTTGGTATTCCACCAAGGAAATCAACTGGCGACCCTGCCGCAATGATCGGTTACATGAGCTTTTTTGTTGAGCTTGAGGCTGATGACTATGTGGAAATTGCTGGTGCTGTGTCAAATACAGGCGTTACTTTGGAGACTTATGCGGCTGATGTAGGCATCCCAAGACCTGCAATACCTGCTGGCATCATCTCTGTTCAGTACATTGCTCCAAACGCTTACTCAAATGTTCAGGTTATCTCACAGACAAAAGGCGAGGCAACGGTAGAGCATTACGCAAACTCCACATCAAATAAGGTTTATGCCTACGTTGTCGTTGGCTAAACAATGATTTACAATGGCTCCGTGGATGACCCGCCTCGGAGTCCTTTGAAAAGAAAGGTGCTTTTATGGCAGTCGAAACCGCAACATCCACACAAACCACACAGATTGACCCAACGATTCAGCCGTTTCTGAAATACGGTCTGGAAGAAGCTCAACGCTTATATCAAGCTGGTGGCCCACAGTATTACCAAGGTCAAGGCTATGTCGGCCCATCTGAAGCAACTCAGACTGCATTGCAGGCATTGCAAGCTCGCGCTGGTGCTGGTAGTCCTTTGTTGGGTTCTGCTCAAAATCAATTGATGGGTACTATCCAAGGTGACTATCTTGGTGGCAATCCATTCTTTCAAGGTGCTTTTCAGCCTGCCGCACAAGCTGCGACAAACGCTTTTAACACTGCAATCGGTAACGTTGCATCACAAGCGTCTAAGGCTGGTCGTTATGGCTCTGGCGCTATGACAAACCTTCAGAATCAAGCTGCTAACACATTGGCACAAAGCCTTACAGGTACGGCTGGACAATTGGCATATCAAAACTATGCTGACGAACGCGCTCGCCAACAGCAAGCAACATTCGGTGCGCCTCAAATGGCTGCTGCTGACTATGCTGACATTCAGCAAATGTTGGCTGCTGGTCAATTGGGCGAAGGCTACAAACAGCAAGCTCTGCAAGCTGATATGGCTAAGTATGCTTACGAGCAAAACTTGCCACAGCAGCAATTGACGAACTATCTGAATCAAGCTTACGGTTTCCCTGCTGGTCGCACTGCAACAACTCAAACACCTTACTTCACTAACCCAACAGCTACGGCATTGGGTACAGGTTTGTTGGGTGTTCAATTGTTGGGTGGTCTTGATAAATTAGGCACTGGTGGAACTGGTGGTCTACAACAAGGTTGGAATTGGCTAACTGGTGGTTCAGGGACAAACTATGGTTCGATGCCTAGTGGCGTAGATCAATGGTGGTTAGGATAAATCATGGCACTTTTAGACTTTTACGGCGAAACGCCTTCATACCTTGGTGGCTTGCTAGGCTCTGACGAACTAAAGCGTTTGCAAGAGCAAGCTCAAAGCCAATCAAATCTAGGCATGGCTACTGCGCTGCTTCAGGCTGGCGCTCCAAGCCGTACACCTGGCGGTGGCGCTTTGGCTATTGCTCAAGGCTTGCAAGCTGGTCAACAGCTCTACAAACAGGCTTTGAACCAAGGTCTGCAAGAGAAAATGGCTGCAATGCAAGTCGGTGAAATGATGCGAAAGCAACAAGAAGCAGAGGCAGTGCGCCGTTTCTTGCCTAGTTTGATTCAGCCTGGTGCTGTTACGACAACACCAGAGCAACTGACAATGTACGGTCAGCCAACTCAAGGCGTTGTGCGCGATGACGAAGGTAACTTGATGCCTGGCGCTGGTTTTATTCCTGCAACTAGAACACAAGCTCCTAGCACGATCAATCGTGAGGCTTTGCAACGTTTGGCTTTGGTTTCTCCTGAGACTTATGCAAAGTACAAACCTGAGTACAAAGAAGTAAATGGTCAATTGGTTGAGATTTCGCCATTAGGCGGAATCACAACTGTTGCAGGTCAAGCAAAAGAGGATTTGGCTGGCCCTGTTAAGCAGGCAATGCAAGTGCTTGGTATCACAAAGCCATTTGCTGAAGTAACTCCACAAGAGCGTTCAATGATTGGAAACTACATTGACCGTCAAGAATCTTTGAAAGCTCCAAAGGTTGCTGTTGACTTGAAAGACCCGACAGCAGTTGCCAAGGCTCAAGCTGATTTGCTCAAAGATTGGCGCAGTGTTGTAAAAGACAGCGGTGCAACTGAAATTGCAAACCGTTTTGTTTCTCTTGGCGCTGCCATGAATGAAGCAAACAAAGGCAATAAAGCTGCTGACGGTGCAATCATCTACAACATCGGCAAGATTTATGACCCATCTGGCGCTGTGCAAGAAGGCGACAAAAACACAATTCTTGGCAATCGCTCAATTCCTAACGAGGTCAAGGCATACGCTCAGAAGGTGTTTGAAGGCGGTTCGTTGTTGCCTCAAGAGCGTCAAGGTCTGTATTCTGTTGCTGGTGCAATGGTTAAGCAACGTCAGAAACAATTGCAAGCAGATCAAGCAAACTACAAATCATTGGCTACTCAATTGGGTGGCACAGGTGATTTCATCAAAGACCCATTTGCAGATGTTTTTAGTCCTAAAGTTGAACAGAATCCTGTTCTTGATTTAGGTACTGCATCAGCACAAGCCGCTGAAATCCTCAGAAAACGCCGAGGTGGTCAATGAACCCAGATTTAACACTGCTATCTGACAAAGATTTAGAGGCTCTTTCTTCAGGAAAGATTGAGCTAATGTCTGACGCTGGATTGGCAATTCTTGCTGGTGAACAGCCAAAGGTTGCCGCTCCTAAGAAGATGACGGCAAAAGAAGAAGTGCAATCTGCTTTTGGATTTGATAAACCAAAGCCTCAAACTCAATCGGCTGGCGATCTTCTGCGTAATCTTGGGCTGACTGCTCGAGGTGCTTTAACTGGTGCTGCATCGTTGCCAGCCATGATTGCTGACGTTCCTGCAAGCCTTGTTAATCTTGCTGCTGGTCGTCAAATCTACAAGCCACAAGCAGAGGCTTTTGGTGATTTCTTGTCTTCTTTAGGCGCTCCAAAGGCTGAAACTCCAGCAGAACGCTTAATGACTGAATCCGCTGCCGCCATTGGTGGTGTTGTTGCTCCTGCTGGAGTCGCTCAGAAAATTATTAGTTCTGCAATACCAACTGGATTGCTACCTGCCGCAGAAAAAGGCGTTTCACAAGCTGTATCAAGTGGGGCGGTAAGAGATTTCCTCGCAACAGGAAAGCCAATCACAGGTTATCAATTTGTTTCTAATGCGCCTGCAAGCATTGCATATCCGACAATGATTGCTGAAAACGTGCCAGCTCAAATTGCTGCTGCTACTGGTGGTGCATTGGCTGGTGGTGCTGCGCGTGAAAGCGATGCAAACCCATTGATGCAATTGATTGCTAGTATCGGTGGCGCTGCAACTCCAGCAGGCGCAATGGCTCTTGGCCCTGCTACTGTTAGAGCTGCAAAAGAGGTTGTTCGACCTGGCACTCAGGCTGGTCGTGAAGCTATTGCAGGCGGTGTGTTGCGTCAGTTGTCGCGTGAGCCTGAAACTGCAATTAAGGCGATGGAAGGTTATCAAGCTCCTGTTTCTGGTTACACCCCAACAGCAGCCCAAGCAAGCCGTGACGTTGGTTTGATTGCTGCTGAAACACCTATCCGAGCATTGGATGTAACTGGTAAATTTGGCGCTCAAGCATCTCAGGCAAATCAGGCTCGTATGGCAATCCTAGACCGTTTGGCCAAGGATAAACAAGCATTGGAATTTGCTGTTACAAAGCGTGATGATGTGTCAGACCCATTGCGTGAAGCGGCATTTGCCAAGTCAACAGTAAGTCCAGAAACTTTCCAATCTGCTGTCAATCTGACTGTAAATCAAACAATTGATGACATTCTTGGTTCTAGTGCTGGCGCTCGTTCTACTGTTGAAAATACGATGAATTGGGCAAAAGAACAGATCAAGCGTGGCACTACTCCAGAGCGTCTATATGAGGTTCGCAAAGACTTGCGTGATGCTTCTCAAGGTCGTTTGGATAAAGATGGGGCGGCTTACAGCTTGGCAAAAGGTCAATTGGAACAAGTCATTAGATCAATTGATGATGCAATTGACGCTGCTGCACCTGGCTACAAAGACTATCTTAAAAAATACGCTCAATCTAGCAAGGGAATTGAGAAACTTGAAGCGGCACAAGAGTTCCGTGGGAAAGTTCTTTCAACTACGCCAGACCCTTCGCGCATTGGCGACTACATGATTTCACAGCCTTCATTCACACGCGCAATTCGTAATGCTGAAAAAGAGACTAATCTTTCAAACACTCAATTGGCTGTTTTGAAGAAAGTCGCTCAAGACTTGGATTCTGGCGTGTTGAATCGTGCGGTTAAGACACCTGGCTCTGATACATTCAAGAATCTAAGCACAGCAAATATCATTGGCGCTTTCATTGGAAAACAAATGTTTGGTGAAGTTCCAGCAGCAGTGAATAAAGTTGCTGCGCCTTTGAATTGGCTCTATAACGGCACAGACGATCAGATTCGTGAGTTGTTGGTAGATGCCATGCTTGACCCGAAACTTGCGTCTAAACTGATGACTAAGGCATCTGTCGTGAGTGTTGAGCCACTTAGCAAAGAACTTCAACGCAAAGCCATTGCCGCTGGTTATGGCGCTTCATTTGGATTAACGGAGAAATAAGAATGTCAAAAGACAAAATCAGCGATTACAGCGCAACAGCAAATTCCAATACGGACATTGCTGGCATTAACATTGACGAAGGATGTGCGCCAAGTGGCATTAACAACGCCATTCGTACATTGATGAAGCAGTTGAAAGACTGGCAATCAGGCTCGCAAGACGTTTACATCACACCTGCTGGTAGCGTTTCTGCTCCTGCTGTAACTACTACTGGCGACACTAACACTGGTGTTTATTTCCCTGCTGCTGACAAAGTTGCTATTGCAACTGGTGGAACTCAGGCTGTTATTGTTGACTCGTCACAGAACGTAGGTATTGGTACGAGTTCTCCCTCGGTTAAATTGCACGTAAAAGGCGGTAACAACAATACTGCATATTTAGATAATGATGGAAGTCAATATACAACTTCGTTTTTACTAAACAATGGAACAGGTAAAGCGTATTGGTCTTGGGATAACACTAATGCTGCTGTTATTTTGGGTTCTGATACAGCAAGTTCTTTGTTGACTTTTAAAACGGCTGGCTCAGAACGTATGCGTATCGACTCCAGCGGTAACTTGCTGGTGGGGGCTGCAAGCTCGGCAGGTGCTTATAAAGTTCAGATTTACAGCACAAACCTTGCAACGACCACAAACGGTGTTCTTGTAACCAACGGGGCAAACTCAACAGGTGGTTATTTCCATGCGTTTCAAAACTATGTTGGAACAATCATTGGTTCTATCTCTCAAGCTACTTCAACAACAGTCAACTATGCAACGTCTTCTGACTATCGGCTAAAAGAAAACGTGCAACCGATGACAGGTGCGTTGGCTACTGTGTCACAACTCAAACCAGTAAATTACACATGGAAATTGGATGGTTCATCTGGTCAAGGCTTTATTGCTCACGAGTTGGCAGAGGTGTTTCCAGAGGCGGTTGTTGGCGAAAAAGATGCCGTGGATGAAAAAGGCAACCCAAAATATCAAGGTATTGACACTAGCTTCTTGGTCGCAACTCTGACAGCCGCTATTCAGGAGCAACAAGCCATCATCACATCTTTGACAGCCCGTATTGAAGCATTGGAGAACAAATGACCATCGAATTCAAAATTGCTCAACTTGAGCGTCAAACATCTGATGGTTTTGTGACCACAGTTCATTGGACTGCTTCTAAGACCGAAGGTGAGAACACTGTTGGCTCTTATGGAGCAGTTGGTTTCACTCAAGAAGACGGTGTAAACCTGATTCCATTTGCTGACCTGACTGAAGCAGTCGTAATTGATTGGGTCAAAGAGAAGCTAGACGTTGAAGCTATGGAAACAGGCTTTGACGCTCAACTGGCTGAACTTGCATCTCCTTCTAAAGCCTCTGGTTTGCCTTGGGGTGAGTAATGGCAACAGTTGATGCAACAGATGCTCGTTTAAGTACGCATGAAGAAGTTTGTGCGCTTAGATACGAGAGCATAAATAAGTCTTTAGCACATGGCGAGCAGCGTATGACCAAGATTGAATATCTGCTCTATGCTGTAATTGCTGCTGTGTTGCTTGGCCCTGGTGCGGCGGCTGAGTTCTTTAAGAAACTTCTAGGAATCTAGCCATTGACCCGATTTCGCTTCTCATGGCAGCACAAGCAGCAGTTGCGGCAGTCCGCAAAGGCTGTGAAATGCTGTCTGAGGGGAAAGCGGAGATCAGCAAACTCAAATCAACCGTAGAGAAGGGTATTGGTGATGCCAAAGCAATCTACAAAGAGGTCACGGGTTTATGGTCGTGGATTCTTGGATTATTTGGCAAGCAAGAAAAGAAGCCAGTTGCTATTGCTGAACCCGTTAAGACTGACAAGGTTATCGAAGTTACTCGAAAAACCAGTAAACCTGCTAAACAAGAACTCAGTTACGAGGAATATCAAACACAAGCCATTCATCAGGTTTGCGAGCAACTGAAAACATTTTTTGAGATTCGCAGGAATCTAAAAGCACACTGTCTTGAGTTGGAAGAAATCTCCAAAACGACAACGACAATTGAAGACAGTGCGATTGACAGGGTGGAAATCGAGCTTCAGCTTGAAAACATGACTGTACAAATCAGGGAAGCGATGGTTTATGCGCCGAAAGAATTGAGGGCGATTTACAGTCGATTTCTTGAGATGTACGACCTAATCCTTGAAGAACAAGAGTTTGCAAGGCAACTCAAACGGAAGAACGAAAGAGATGCTAAATGGCAACGCGAACTCCTACGCAATCACAGGGTAGATCGGGCGGTGGTGTCGGCTCTGGTCTTTCTGCTAGTTCTGTGGATGTGGGGGTTCATGCTGTCGCTAGGATGGCTCGTGAAGACACGCGCTGGTTCGTAGTTGGTGTTGTCACGCTCTCGATTGTGTTGTTTTTGGCTTTGCCAGTGTCAATGTTGGTCGTGATTGACTACATGAAACTCAGAGCTGAAATGCAATATGAGATTAGACAATCGAAAAAACTTAATGGTGAACTAAGGAAGGAAATATCAAATGTTGCCAATAGTCGCTGGAATCGTAGCGAACCTAATCAACAACGGGATGCACAAGGTAGCAGACCAAGTGATTGAGAAGGGCGTTGATGCTGTACAACAAAAGCTAGGTATGGAGCTAAAGCCAGAAGGCGAAGCAACTCCTGAGTACAACGCCAAGCTCCAAGAGGAAGCCAACCGTCACAGCGAGTTCATGGCGACTCTTGATGAGAAGTCAACACAACGCGCCACAGATATGTATATGAACGATGAAGGCACACGCAAGTTTAGTCAGGCATACGCTTGGTTCATAACATCTGTTTCGTTTCTTTACTTCTTCTTGGTGTCTTTCATGCCAATTGAGAACCGTAACCGAGACTTCATCAACATCATTTTGGGTTTCTTGATTGGTACAGCGGTTAACTCGCTAATCAGATTCTTCTACGGCTCAAGCAACAAAGCTCAAGAGGATGTGGACAAGAAGCAGAAAGAGCAGGCAGATAAATGACACCAACCATCGAACACCTGAAAGCCGCCAAGGTTAAGAGCCCTGAGAAGTGGATTGATGCTGTCGTTGCTACCTGTCAAGAATTTGAAATTAACACGCCTCAGAGGATTGCTTCGTTTTTGGCGCAGACTTCGCACGAATCTGGCGGATATACAATGCTTTCCGAGAATCTTAACTATCGTGCCGCGACTCTTGCTGCTTGTTGGCCTAATCGTTTTGCTGTGCTTGGCTCGGACAAGAAGCCCATTAAAGAAAACGGCAAACTAGTTCCTACGGCTGTTGCAAACAGCATAGCTGGCAAGCCTGAACTTATCGCAAACTTGGTTTACAGCGGTCGTATGGGCAACGGCCCTGCTGAATCTGGTGAAGGGTGGGCGTTCCGAGGCCGAGGTCTGAAGCAATTGACGGGCAAATTTAATTACACCAAATGCTCTGAAGGGCTTGGCGTTGATCTAGTGGCTAACCCTGATTTGTTGCTTCAGCCTATCTATGCGGCAAGAAGTGCAGGATGGTTTTACAAGACAAACAATCTTTCGTCATTTGCAGACGTTGGCGACATTAAGGGAATGACCAAGAAGATCAATGGCGGCTTCATTGGCTTAGAGCAGCGGCAGGCTCTGTACGATGCCTGTTTAAAAGCGTTCTAATCATTGGCGCATAGGATTGCAATGACAACCACAAACACTGAGATAAACATCACAGTCCCAAGCGACAGAATCGAAAGAATGATTGTGATGTTATCCATGCTTGTGTTCCCTTGCTTCACCTAAAGTTTGAAAATACTCATCACAGCGGTTGCAACGCCAGAGCCTTTGCTCTCTGACAGTTGCAAGCCGTTGTTCTCTATTTCGCCAACCCACTATTACGCGTGAATCTCCACGAAAACTTGTCACGGGTTCGATGTTGGCTGGAAGTTTTATAGTGGTTAAGTTCTTCACGGGCTTGAAGGAAATAGTCTAGGTTGTACTCGTTAGGAATCTTGACTATTTTATTTCCTGCTTCACGTTTTTGGTAGGGTTTCTTCTCCACTGTCTCCCATTTCGGCCACGGGGCATTGGGTGCTAAAACTGTCTTGTACTGGTTCATTTTTCTTCTTTCCAAAGATTATGTCGTAGTTGTCAGAATACTTCTCGTAATCTGGCATTGGTCTTGGTGCGCTGCCTTTGCCGCTCATTTAACCCCCTTTGGCATACCTGCCTTTGAATAAACAAAAAAGTCTGTGCGTTCAATAGAAACACGCGCCTTTGTCTTTGGAAACTTGTTCAAAGACTTTGTTTCGCCAACTACGTTCTCACGGGTTGCGCGAGCCATTGAGCCGTATTTTTCCCCATTTGCCTTGGCTGCGGCTTCTGAGCGAATTGAGGAAAGAAACTCTGGCATATACGTTGAAACGTACAGCGGTGAAAAAGCGTTAATAGTCATCAATCATCAAATCAATAAAAAGTGCAAAAATTATGAAGGCAGTCACAGCGTTTTTCCAATCTCTGCTGCTGCTCTTACGATTGCTAGGCGGGTTGCAGCGTATTGGTCATTTTCTAAATGTTCAATAGGCATTGGTGCATATATTGGATGTGAAACATTTACGCCTGTTTTCCACCATTCAATTTCAAGTTTTAACTTCACAGCCAAACGCAGCGCATCACCATCGTCTGTTAGTGGATGCCAATTGCTAATGAAACGTTCGTCTGGTTTTGCGCCATTGCCTAGCTGCGTCATCCATTTCAATTCAATTCCAGCCGCCTTTGCAGCCAGTTCTAGCAGTTCTTTGTCAGTCATAGCAAATCCTGTTGAACAGGTTTAAAGCGCCATTCACGTTCTCGTCTGCCACTAAGTGATTCAACTGTCTTGCCTGTCAATTCAATCAAATCCATCTTTTCTAACTCACTCAAGCGCCTTGCCACCTGATTGCTTTGCAGTCCTGTCTGTGTGGCAATGCCATCCTTACCAAGTGGGCCAAATCGTTGCAGACAAGCAACAATTACCTCTTGGTGCATCTTGGCTACGTCTTTGATTGAATCAGCCGCTTGAAAGCTGGTGATTGCGTCTGTTGCTCTTGCTCTGAAAAATTTAAACATATCGGTTCCTATGCAAAATGGGTGGCTACTCGCTGCATCTGTTATGGCTGCACCGCATGAACTAAATCACTTGGTTGAGCGTTATCTAACAGCATCCGCTTTTGCCAAAATCAATTAGAAGTTGATGTCATCATCCATGAAATCATCGCGTGGTTTGCTAGGCTCCGCCTTTTGACCTTCTGCGCGTGGTTCAAAGAGATATGCCCACCCTGTCCAGCCGCCTTCGACCAATGGCACTTGATCGAGCTTTAGCATATTGCCTTTTTTAGTCTCAATCACAGAGCCGATACGCTGGTAACGCACCTTCTCTTGCCCGTCTTTTTGGTATGTGCCAGCCTTGACTGTTACTTCATAAATTACTGCCATTTTTTTCTTTCAAGTGGTTAAAAATTTTTTCAAGTGTTGGTGCTGCAATTCTGCAAAATCCAACTGGTGTATGAGGATACCAATGCAAAACCCATAAGCTATCCGTGTCAATTGCTTCTTGCATTTCATCTTTAGACAAAAACGCATCTTGCAAATCAAGATCAGCAATGTGCTGTTCAACGCTTATGTAATAGTTTTTATGCTCATTGTGTTCAAGAGACAAACCAGCTTCATGTTTTGGAAATTCCATGATTTTCTTTTAGTTCGTTAAGTTTCATAATTTTGCCATCCAGTTCTGTGAGAAACTTTTTGACTTCTTCTTCAAGCATTTGAATGTAAGCGTTATCGCGTGGGACACGCTTTACAAACAATTGAAGTCCGTCTGTCATTCGTGGGTCAAAGCTCACGAAATCACACCATTGGCGACCAGTGCAAGCCATTTGCCATTGCATCTGAGTAACGTACTCGCCTGGCACAGTTTGGCTCAACAAAGTGTCGATGTGCGTTGCCGTGTTTGGGCATTTAATCTCAAGCTGACCATCATCGCCAACAAGCCCGTCAGGTGAAGCGCCAGCCTGCTCAATCGTTGGATGTTGAATCATGGCTACTTCATCCACTAAAACGTCTGCATGAGCCTCATACGCTGCTCTAGCCAATGGTTCGGTTTCAGTGCCATGAACCATAGCAGCATTGCTAAAAGATTCAGCCACAGTTCCTGTCATGCGTTCGCAGACAAGTTGAGCCATGTAGTTTTCACGGCTAGTTGAATATCCTGTTTTGGTCTTGGCGATAACGTCAGCAACACGGCTGGCGGTAACTTTGCCCAATCGTTGAGCAAACCATTCGGGTGAGCCTTGTTCAATCATTTTTAATCCCCCAAGGTAACCAGCACATTGCTGTAAACCACATAAAGTTTTCCATGTATCTTATTTCGTGTTGCGTATAGCTTATGACTGTTACTGACAAAGCAAGCCCAATGTTTACAAACATCAAAGCAACGACTATCCAAGTAAAAAATGATCTAATCATTTCAAGCTCGCTTTCTTTTCATCTTTGACTGCAATGATTTTCTTTTGCCAATTAGCATCTGTGCCACAGGATTTGTAGGCAGCTTGGTAGGCTGCTTTTAACGATGCTTCGTCAATTGCGTCTTGAATAGCCGTGATGTGGTCAGCCATCATGCTGGAATCCACAACAGTCTTTTCAGAGCGTGTTGCACGATTTCCATCATCATCTTCTGGAGCAATACCGCAAGCAGCCATCAAGCTGTAACGTCTAGCGTATGTCAGCGCAGAAGCATAACCCTGTGGGTCTTTCTTGACAGCAGGAAAGTGAACAATGCCACATTCCAACATCTCGCCTGATTCATGGACAAAGACTGTTTCGCACATGATGCCATCGGCGCAGTCATAGTTCTTTTGCAACAGGAAAATGCCGTTGTTGTTTAAAGCGTCAATGACAGCCTCAACGCAAGCAGACAGGTCTGCATACTTAGAACGGAAATGAGGGTTTGTAGATGTCTTTAAAGCAGGGCCAAAGGCTTTCTGTGCTTTGACCAAAGCTGATGCGATGTTTTTCATGCTTGTACTCCAAAATTAAAAGCAATCAATTGACAAAACAAACGGTATTGCTCTAAATGTTGTTGATTGTTTTTGTGAGTGTTTTCAATTTGTTTTAAAAATTCTGCAACTGTTCCTGAGAAACAACCACAAACAACACGGACACCTAATTTGTCGTCAACAAAAGCTGTTGTAAACCGCCCAGATGATTTTGCAGGCCCAATAAGTAACCATTCAGTCCTGCCGGAGACCAACGCATCGCCGGAGACCCACGCATCGCCGGAGACCTGCGCATTGCCGTAGACCCGCGCATTGCCGGAGACCAACGCATCGCCGGAGACCCACGCATCGCCGGAGACCTGCGCATCGCCGGAGACCTGCGCATTGCCGTAGACCCGCGCATTGCCGGAGACCTGCGCATTGCCGTAGACCTGCGCATCGCCGGAGACCTGCGCATCGCCGGAGACCTGCGCATTGCCGTAGACCTGCGCATCGCCGGAGACCTGCGCATCGCCGGAGACCTGCGCATTGCCGTAGACCCACGCATCGCCGGAGACCTGCGCATTGCCGTAGACCCACGCATTGCCAATCTGACTTAGATTTTTTTCTGATTCAACATATCCACCCAAATCATTAGGAGCAACTAACTCGCCAATTGCAACAATCGCTTTGATTCGGTAAAGTGTTTTACCAAAAAACTGTTTTGTGTCGGTTTTTACAAGTTCGTATTTCATTACTTTGCTCCAAAGACAAGCATTGCTGTGATGAAGCCAGCAACAAATGCGTAAAGAATGTTGAGATATTTTTCGTGGTCTGGAGTGTGTGCTTCCATCCACTCGCCTTGTTGTATGCGCTGAACGTCTTGAACGTTGCTTGGGAACGCTTCTTCAAGAGTGCGTGGAAATGTGCGGGTGGTGTCGTTGACTTTCATGGTTGCTCCTAAATTACCGCTTGCGTTGCGCTACGGGATGAATGAAGTATATCTAGTTTTCTAGACATTTTCAAAGAAACTAAAAATATTTTGCAATCTGTTGCTTTTTTGTCAAAAAATGTAGACAATGCACGAATGGACATCAACAATATTATCAAGAAGGTAGGCTCACAGAGTGAGCTTGCGCGACTTCTAGGTGTAAAGCGCACGACTGTTTGGCTCTGGAAAAAGACAGGCAAAGTGCCGCAATCACGCATCTGGCAAATTCAACTCAACCACCCTGAACTTTTAAAGGAAACGAAATGAAAAAAGCAATCGCAATCATCCTGGCAACGCTTGCAATCAGCGCAAACGCTCAGATGTACACAAACACTTACATGATGAACGGCAAGACAGTTACTTGCACCACAACTTGCATCGGTAACGGTCAATCTTGCACTACGAGCTGCTTCTAATGAATACATTTGCTGAACTTGAAATGGCGGTAATCCGCTGGTCTGAAGCTCGAAAAATCATCCCAAACAGCACACCAGAAGCGCAACACATCAAACTTGAGGAAGAAGTTGAAGAACTGCGCGAGGCTTTGTTTGACAAAGACCATGAAGGCGCTGTTGATGCCATCGGTGATTGCGCTGTCGTGCTTATTAATATTTGCGCTTTGATGGATGTGAACTTCACAGATTGCTTGGCTCATGCCTACGACCAAATCAAAGACCGCAAAGGCACAATGAACGCCGCAGGCATCTTTGTGAAGGAATCCTAATGGGCTGGCTCGTTGGATTAACAGTCATTGCCGCTTGGCTAACCCATATCTTCACTTGCTTTGCACAAGGCTTTTGGGGCTTCTTGGTGGCTGGCGCTATCTTTTTTCCAATCGGAATCCTTCACGGGTTTTATCTTTGGTTCAACTGATATAATGTTTTGAAACAAGGCTAGGTCTGAAGTCATGAGCAGACCGAAAAGCGAACCTCCCGCCTGCCTGCGTTTCTTTTTCTGGAGGGTTTGCGAGGATGCCTTATGGCTACAAAAGTCGATATATGGATGCCGCTATACATTGCGGATTACTTGTCTGCCACTTCACGGCTGACTACTGAGCAACACGGAGCATATTTGCTCTTGCTGATGGACTATTGGAAAAGCGGTGCGCCGCCTGACAATGATGCAGTCCTTGCTCAGATTACAAAACTTTCACCAGATGCTTGGGCTAATGCTCGGACTATGCTTGAACCATTCTTTGAAATACAAGATGGAGCATGGTTTCAACCTCGCGTTGAAAACGAGATGGCAAAAGCAAATCACAACAAACAGGCTAACAAAGAGCGTGGCTTGAAAGGTGCGCAGGCTCGTTGGGGCAATAAAAATGCTCCAAGCATAGTCGAAGCATACTCGGAGCAATGCTCGGCAGATAGCACATCACCTTCACCTTCACCTTCAAAAAATACAAAAAGAGATAAAGCAATTTCCATTGCTTGCCCTTCTGATGTTGACCAACAAGTTTGGGCTGATTGGTTGCAACTTAGGAAAACCAAGAAAGCATCTGTGACAGAGACGGTTATTAAAGGCGCTCGATCTGAATCTGTAAAAGCTGGAATTCCATTAAACGAATTTTTGGAAATTTGGTGTTTGCGTGGTTCACAAGGATTAGAAGCATCTTGGATTAAACCTGATGAACGAAATAGAGCTTTGAGTAAGGCTGGTCAAACAACTCAAACCGTAATGTCTGGATTGACCCGTGGATTGATTGGAGGGACTTCAAATGCAAAACTCTTACTCAAATAAAAGCTGTACTGAAGCTGATGGCTTGGATTACATCTTTGCCTATATGGGCGCAGTTTATGGTGCTGCATTTAGTCGCCATTGGGATGGAAGTGACCCAACTACGGTGAGAGCTGTTTGGGAGGAAGTTGTTGGTGTTCATTTGACGAGCAAATCAACAATGGATTACGCATTGGAAAACTTGCCTGCTGATTTTCCACCTTCTGCGATTGCCTTTCGCAATCTGTGTATTGATGGTGTCAAGAAAAACAAAAAATTTGATCGTGACCCTGCATTGCTTCAGATTGAGGAAGACGCAAAGAAGGCAACCAAGCCAAATGCTGATGTGCAAGCGCGAATTGCTGAACTTTTGAAGGGTAAAGTATGAGAATCGTGTGTTGGTTTAGCTGCGGAGCCGCAAGCGCAGTCGCTACAAAACTTGCTATTGCTGAAAATGCAGGTAAGTTGCCTTTAATCATTGCCTACACCGAGGTGTCTGAAGAACACCCAGACAACAAGCGATTCCTGAAAGAATGTGAGGCTTGGTTTGGTCAAGAAATCCAAATTCTGCGCAACGAAAAGTATCAAGGCAGCATTTTCAACGTCTTTGAGAAAAATCGTTACATCGTAGGAATTGCTGGCGCTCCATGCACAAAGTTTCTGAAAAAAGAAGTTCGCCAGAAGTTTGAACAACTGACAGACCGTCAGGTGTTTGGCTATACGGCTGAAGAACAGCACCGACTAGACCGCTTTATTGATGCCAACAACGATGTGGACATTTGGACACCGCTGATTGACAAAGGGTTGTCAAAAGAAGACTGTCTGGCAATGCTTCAAAACGCAAATATTGAACTGCCTGAGATGTACCGTCTTGGCTACCACAACAACAATTGCATCGGCTGTGTGAAAGGTGGAGCTGGCTATTGGAACAAGATTCGTGTGGATTTTCCGCAACACTTTGAACGCATGGCAAAACTTGAGCGTGTTATTGGCGCAAGCATTACAAAGTCAAAAGGTGAACGGGTCTATCTTGACGAGCTGCCGCCAGATGCAGGAGATTACCCAACAGAGCAAAACATCGAGTGTTCTATCTTTTGCCATATGGCTGAATCGGAATACAAATGAATTTTTTTCAGGCAATGCAAATTCTTGACGGAATCAAAGATAATCTGTCTTATAATCTAGACACAATCAACAGAGCGTTGGAACTGACAGGTGACTTGGACATTAAACAACTTGAGAGAGAAGCAAGTCGAACACCTAGTCATGTTGGCATCGCAAAAGGGTTGGGTAGCGTATGCCAGCAAACGAGCCGATGAGCTTGAACAAGACCCGTCAGGTTTGTTTGTTGGCATTAAAGATGAAGTTCGTAAGAGATTAAATGAAAGGAAACGAGATGGAACTTGATACACGCATAGAAACGACACGCAAGCGCAGTTGGGTAAATGTAGACCAACACGGTGATGAGGTTTGGATTTCTGTTGTGGTGGAAGCTGCGCGATGCCATGTCACGCTGACCAAAGACCAAGCCAAGGACATGATTGCAGCTTTGATTCGTATTGTTGACGCAGAGGTGAAACCATGACCGACTTTGTTGAAGACGATTCTTACGATGACGATTACATCTGTCCAGCTTGCAATGGAACTGGAGAAGGTCGTTGGGAAGGTTCTAACTGCTACAAGTGCAAAGGAACTGGCGGCTATCCAAAACAATACAGGGATTCTGATTATGAATAATTGGCCATTTCCTCAATTTCTTGCTGTTCCTTGGACAAAAGCACAAGAACAAGCGTACCAACAAGCGCAACGCGCACAACTGCCTGAAAGCCCTTTATGAAAATCAAATCCCAAACAATGATTGACGTTATGCAAGCCATGATTGATACAGAAAACGTATGGCTTACGCAGAAAGACAGAAACATTGACGACATGATTAACCCAAATGCGCCCGTTGTCATTCAGATTGGCGACTATGGTTACGAAATTCAAAGCGTTGGCGGTGATGAAGATGTAGAAGGCTTTGTCATCATGTGCAAAGAAAATCCTGTGTGCAAATGGGAAGGCATGGAGTGCATTAAGTTATGAGCATTGAAGCAATGAAACAGGCGCTTGAGGCGTGCAAAGGAGTTTGGAACGGCGGGCTTCCGTTTCATCATGTTGAGCGCATGGGCAAAGCCATCAAAGCCCTAGAAGAAGCACTAGCCAAGCAAGAGCAGGGTGATCCTGTGGCGAAGCCAAAACTAATTGGATGGCGAACTGCGGATTTTCTAAACGAAACAACCGACATCAGGTCGGCACGGAACTGGGAAGTTCATTACGAGGTACTTCCAATCTTTGAGGGTGACCCAAACACAAAACTCACCACCCCACCACAACAACGCAAGCCGCTGACGGATGAGCAAATGCACGAAGCCATAGGAACGGCTGGTGTTGATTTGCTGGAGCTGGCGAAGCTGTGGTCTGATAACGAAATTCATGTCTATCAGTTCGACAACGAAGCTCGGAAAATTATTAAGGCCGTTTTGCTTCGCGCCCACGGCATTAAGGGGGAAGCATGAAACCAGTGGCTTACATTTTGAGAAACGAATATAACGAATACCGTCTTGAACCAATGGATGACTTTGACATTAAGACAATGCCAGTTGAAGTTGAGATTCCTCTTGTGCCAAAGCGTGAATGGGTTGGGCTGACGGAAGAAGATGTAAATGAATTGTGCTGCACTTTCATGGGTCAATTTAACAAAGTTGATTTCATCAAAGCAATCGAAGCCAAACTCAAGGAGAAGAACACACAAGAGCCAATCAAATGGTCTGACTATGAAAGCGATGGTCGAATTATCAAAAATTATCCTGAGAAAGATAAAACATGAGCAAAGAAGACTTGATTCAAATGTTGCGTGGCGTAGGCTGCGATGAAAACACAGTAACAGCCATGAGCAACGCTTACGATCTTGGGTTTGAATACGCCAAAGAGACTATGTTGGCTTTGCCAGTTGTTGAGCTGCCTATGGAAGTTAAATGAGACTAGCAGCTAAGACGGATGCCAATCAGACGCAAATTACATCGGCGCTTCGTGCGGCTGGCGCTCAAGTTCAGTCTTTGGCGGCTGTTGGCAAGGGCGTACCTGACCTGTTGGTCAAATACCAAGGCACGTTCTATCTTATTGAGGTCAAGGATGGGCGAAAACCGCCATCAAAGCGTCAATTAACACCAGACCAAGTGAAATGGCATGAGGAATGGAAATGCGCCTTCTTGGGCGTTGTAGAGAATCCAGAGCAAGCATTGAAATTTATTGGAGCAATCAAATGAGCGCACTAGAAACCCAGGTTGATGGAAGCCACTACAAGAAGCTGAAGATTCAGCCTATTGAGTACATCCACGCAAACGGAATTGGCTACATGGAAGGCAACGTCATCAAGTACGTCAGCCGATGGAAAGACAAGAACGGAATCAAGGACTTGGAAAAAGCTAGGCACTACATTGATTTGCTGATTGAACTGGAAACAAAATGAGCGCACCACAAAAAGCCATTGATTTCATCTTGGCTAACGCAAAGCACTTTGCTGCCGCAAAAGCAAAAAGAGTGCATTTAGAGGAGTTTCGCAAGTCTAAAAAGGCTTTATTGATGCGTGATGCGATGCTCAGAGGCATTGAGGCGGCAAATGCACAAGAGCGCGAAGCCTATGCGCATCCTGAATATTTGGAGCTTTTGGAAGGCTTGGCAAGTGCAATTGAAACAGAGGAAATGCTCAAATGGAAACTAGAAGCCGCAAGGATGCGAGTTGACGTTTGGCGTAGTGAGGAAGCAACAAACCGAGCAACAGACAAGGCGATGCAATGACACAAGATGAAATCATGTTTATGGCAATGAAGTCTGGTTGCCCAAAAGAAAATGCTTTAGCCAATATGGACATTTTGGAAACCTTTGCCAAACTGGTAGCAGCTAAAGAGCGTGTCGCTTGTTTTGATGCTGCCTATGACGCACACGCAACCACAGCCGTATTGGAAGCAATCCGAGCAAGAGGGATGGAAGCATGAGCAAGCCTAGAAAGAAATACAAACCCAAAGGCGTTCGTATGGATGCTCTGACATGGGTAATCAGCGGATTTAAAAAAGTCGCAGAAGTGCCAGACGCAGGGACTAAGCTGATGATTAAGAACCACGTTTCTTTTGACGAAATTCGTGAAGGTCGAGGCGACACGCACCATGTGGACAATCTCATCACAATGGTCAACTGCGCCGAGGCTCTGGCAAAGCGCCAGCTAGGTCGTGATTGGCTTGAGGAAATCGGACAGGCTCAAGATGCAATTTATGCGATGGCACAGCGTGGGGTAAGTGGAAAGAGCTTCATTTTTACTGGGGAAGAACTGAAAGCCGTTCAAACCATCGTTGAATTGCACGATGAGCAACTACGCAACTGTCCTGTCAGGACTTTGGAGCTTGCGCTTGAGGATATTGAGCGAGAATTTAAAGCCAACAAAATGCGCCGTATTCAACCATTGGAGACAGCATGACACGCGATGAGATCATTGAAATCGCTAGAAGTGTCAACATTCATAGGTTTAGAGCTAAGAATCTTGAAAAATTTGTTGAAATAATCTTTGAAAAAGGCAGACAGCAAGGAATGAAACAAGAGCGAGCCTTGTGGAAACTTGCAGAAATATCTCAAGAACTTGGTGGATATGACCATGATGATTCCAAAATTCAACTACTTTAGAAGCAAACAGCATTTAAAGAATGTGGCTGAACTGCCATGCCAGAACTGCTACATTGAAGGACAAACCCAAGCCGCACATTCAAATTGGGCTGAACACGGCAAAGGCAGGGGAATCAAGGCAAGCGATGAATTCACGGCTGCTTTGTGCCAAAAATGCCACACAGAGCTAGATCAAGGCGCTAGGCTGACAAAAGAACAGCGCAGGATGCTTTGGCAAATGGCGTATCAAAAGACTGTGGCAAAGCTAAAAGCTAGTGGGAAGTGGCCTGATGAACTACAATAACTCATCAGTTGCCTAGTTCTTTGTTCATGGGAAACTAGGTCTTAAAGGCAGTTCGCTGCCTTCTTTTTGAAAGGCTCTTATGGCTGGCTTACTCGCCCCTGCTGCTGAAATCAAAGTTGAAATCGAGGAAATCGAGGCAGAAAAGCCCGTCATCGAAGGCTTGACAGCAGAATCAAACAAAAAAACACGCGATACCTTGGTTGAGACTCAGATGCTCGGCCCTGTCAAGGTTGACGCTCCAAACAGCGAATACTGGCGCGGTCTTGCTAACGTCTGGCGTACATCTCCTGACCAAGCAAAACGCCGTCTGTGCGCTAATTGCGAATACTTTGACGACCAACCTGAAACCTTGGAAGCAATGGAAGTCGTGCCACAGGATGAGTTTGACAAAGACGGTGGTGGTCGTGGTTACTGCCACAAGTTTGAGTTCATTTGCCACAACCTTCGCGTCTGTAAGGCTTGGGAAAAAGCACCTGTGATGAAAGAGGCTGAGTATGAAGATGACTAAAGCTGGAGCCAAGAAAGTTGGCAAAGTAATGGGCGAATACAAATCTGGCACTTTGCACTCAGGCAAAGGTGGAAAGGTTGTCACAAACCCAAAGCAAGGCATCGCAATCGCTTTGAGCGAGGCTAAAAAAGTGATGAAAAAGAAAAAGTGATTCCAAAGCGGCTTCACTTTGTTTGGGTCGGTGACGAATCCAAACGACCAGATCATTGCATTGAGACTTGGAAAACCCTGAATCCTGACTATGAGGTGAGGATTTGGGGCAATGCAGACCTGAAAAACACAAAATGGTTCAATGCCAAGCACATTCAGGAAATGGCTAAACACGAACTTTGCGGTGTTGCCGACCTGATGCGCTATGAAATCCTTTACAACGAAGGCGGGATAACGCTAGATGCTGATTCTGTCTGCCTTGCACCGCTAGAGGATTGGCTACTAAAGCCTGATGCTTTTGCGCATTGGGAACAGGAAACCCGAAGACATGGGCTGATTAACGTCAGCGTCATGGGTTCAATTCCACAAAATCCCTTCTTTGGTCAATGTATTGAAGACCTAAGAGCCAAGGAAACCGTCACAAAGTACAGAGCTTGGGAAACAACTGGCCCAATGCACATTACTGAGGTTTACCATCAAACAGAGTATCCATTGACTGTTTACCCTTCACACTATTTCACAAGAGATCACTTCTCTGGATATAGGTACAAAGGCAACGGTCATTGTTTCGCTACCCAATTTTGGGGTTCTACAAAAGGCTATGAAAGGGCTAAAGAGTGGAAGATTTGATCGAAAACAGAGACGGATGGTGGTGGCCGAAGGCTGACGTTGAGGCGTGGAAATGGATTCCCCGTGAGATGCAGGCCATCCCTGAGTTGGTGAAGTGGGTCCCACAGCGTAATTTGGTTCTCCATGCTGGTGGCAATTGCGGTGTCTGGTCAAAGATTTATTCACAGCTTTTCACCAAAGTCGTGACTTTTGAGCCTGATGATGTGAACTATGAGTGCTTCAAGCGCAACGTAGACGAGCAAAATGTGGAAATCTATAAGGCTGGTCTGTCTGATAAAGCAGGTTTTTGCCGCATGGTTGAGGGCGATGGCGAGAAGAACGCTGGTGCGCTCCAGATTGAGGAATGTGAATCTGGCATCCCAATGATGACCATTGACAGCCTGAATCTTGACCCTGATTTGCTTCAGTTGGATGTTGAAGGGTTTGAGGAAAATGCACTCAAAGGCGCAAAGAAAACCATCATGCGCTCACGCCCGATCATCATCATTGAGCAAAAGAAGCTCGGCAAAAACGGCATGACAGACCCCGAAATTGCTATAATGATTCAACGAATGGGCTACTTTTTCGCAGAGCGAGTGTGGTCTGATAACGTCTTTATTCCTGTGGAATTGGTTGACTGATATGGACAATGAGTACCTAAAACGAATCTATGGCTTGCTTGAGTCTGGTGCGACTTTAGGTACTGGTGCTGTCTCAGGATTGGTTGGATTGCCATACGGTCTGTATAAAGGCGTTACAAGCGGTGCTTACGGTACGCCTGAAGCTCCAAGGATTGCGGCAAGAGAAGCGCAGCAGTTCATGGAGCGCAACACTTATCAACCAAGAACGGCTGAAGGTCAGGCAAATTTACAGCAATTGGCTGGTTTGCTTGAGGCATCCAAACTGCCGCCTGTGATTCCTGAAGCCTCATTGTTGGCTGCTATTCCAAAACAAGCGTATGCGGCACAAGCTGAACGCGCTGGTATGGCGGCTGAGAAAGCCATTGCTCCTGTCGTGACTCGCACAATGGAGCGTGGCGGTCTGCCTGCTCAATTATTGGGTGATCTGAGCCAAGGTTCTATCAGGCAAATGGATGTTTGGCATGGTTCTCCACACGGCCCATTTGGTAGCTTTGACCCAAGCAAGGCTAGAACTGGCGAAGGTAATGCAACATTTGGTGAGGGTGCATATTTAGCCCAAGCTCGTGGTACAGGTGAGACATATAGAAATTCATTAAGCGATTTTGATTCTTATGTTGATGGAAAACCATTCAATCCAGATGAAATCTCTCACATGGCTGCAATGAGCGTATATCAAGCTGGAGACAATAAATCAAAAGCTATTGATACACTAAAAGAAGCAGTAAAAGATTTAAGTTCTAGAAATACAAAATGGGCTAATGATTTAGCATCTCAAAAACAGAAAGAAATTGATTATTTGAGCAAAGTAAAAGATTTGCCAAAATATGAGGAATCTTCAAAAGGCTATATTTATAAAGTAGATTTGCCTGACGAATCTATTGCAAAGATGCTTGATTACGACAAGCCATTGAGCCAACAGCCTAAAGAGGTTCAGGCTGCATTGGCAGAGCTTGGTATTAAGGTAGATAAAAAGAAGGTTGATGAATATTCTGATTCATTGCTTGATGCTTTGACAAATCCTAACTCAACTGGGAAGCTGCCTAAACAGCCAATTGACCTAACTGGTGAACAAATCCTGAAAGAGCTTGAGCGTAATCCATCTAGGTACTTTCCAAACGCAATGGAAGGAAAGGAGCTTACGGCTGCAATGATTAACCCTAGAGCTGGCGTTAGTGATTTGCTCGCTCAGAAGGGTATACCTGGCGTTCGATACCTTGACCAAATGAGCCGTGATGCTGGTGAAGGCACTTCAAATTTTGTTGTGTTTCCAAAATATCAAGAAACTCTAAAGATCAAAGAGATCAACGACAAACCTTATGAACAATGGTTTCCTAAGACAAATCTGCTAGACTAACCACATATCAACAACACCAACGAGCCGTAAGGAATTGGTACACAAAATGAGCAAAGCTGGTCGCCCCATTGGGAAGTTACATCAAGACGACATTCGCAAGAAAATCCAAGCGAGTCAATTGATAAATGTCTTGCAAGATCATGCACTTACAGGTGAAGGCGAAATAACGCCTACACGCATGAAAGCAATTGAAATCCTTTTGCGTAAATCTATACCTGATTTGAGTTCTGTTGAGATTAGCGGTGACGAGGCAAACCCGCTAAACATGATTCAGACCATCAACATCAATCTCAAGAAGCCTAATGAATCTTGAACTAGATTTCCCTGAAAAACTGGGATTCTTGTTTGAGCCAGCACGATACAAAATCCTTTACGGTGGTAGGGGTTCAGGTAAATCGTGGGGTGTTGCTCGCGCTTTGATCGCCATTGCAGTTCAAAAGCCGACTAGGGTTCTCTGCGCCCGTGAGCTTCAAAACTCAATCTCAGACTCAGTTATTGCCCTGCTCCATGACCAAATCAAGGCTATGGGGCTTGAGTCGTTTTTTGACGTACAGCGTACAGCTATCTACGGAGTCAACGGCTCTGAGTTCTCGTTTGCTGGTCTGAAACACAACGTCACATCCATCAAGTCGTTTGAGGGCGTGGATATTTGCTGGATTGAAGAAGGTCAGGCGGTGTCTAAAGTCTCTTGGGAAACCCTGATTCCTACCATCCGCAAGCCAAACTCTGAGATTTGGGTGACTTTCAACCCTGATCTAGATACTGACGAGACTTACAAGCGATTCGTGATTAACGCGCCAGCAAGCGCACAAGTCCACAAGGTCAACTGGTCTGATAACCCTTGGTTTCCTGAAGTTCTCAAAGAGGAGCTTGAAAACCTCAAAGAGAAGGACATGGACAGCTATCTCAACGTCTGGGAAGGTCACACCCGTCAGATGTTGGATGGCGCTGTTTACGCTAACGAGCTAAGAAAAGCCCAAGAGGACAACAGAATCCGTGACTTGCTGATTGACAAGACTATCCCTGTCCAGACGTTCTGGGACTTGGGGTGGGCAGATATGACTTCAATTTGGTTTGTTCAGGCAATCCCTGGCGGTGAAGTGCGAGTCATCGACTTCTATCAAAACTGCCAAAAGCCAATTGACCACTACGCTCAAATCCTGCAAGACAAGGGCTACATCTATCGTGATTGGTGGCTACCACACGATGCAGAACACAAGAATATGACGGGTCGTTCGGTCAAAGACATTCTGACTGAGATGGGCAAACCAGTACGAATCACGCCAAAACTGTCAATTTCTGACGGTATCAACGCTGCTCGTATGCTGCTCAACAGGTGTTACTTTGACGAAACACGCTGTGCTGACGGACTCCAAAACCTACGCCATTACCGCTATGACGTAGACCCAAACACAAAGATGTTTAGCAATAAACCGCTTCACGATCAGCACTCACACGCTGCTGACGCTTTCCGTTACCTTGCCGTTGGACTAGATGAATCAGGTTCATCTTGGTCTAAATCCATCAACCAACCAAAGAAATGGGTCGTATGAACTACATAATCCGCAAAGGCGATATTCCTGACAACCGTAGAATTGAGGCACTTGAGCGCCGAATTGATTTGCTTGAAAATATGGTAAACGCATTACAATCGGAGCAACGCCCAAAGATGGGCAGGCCACCAAAGGTAAAAGATGAGCCAAGAAAAACTGAAAGCGATCATCTCAGCGGAGATTGATAACTCGATTGGTTTCTTAGAAACAGAAACCACGCAACAACGCACAGACGCAATTCAAGCCTATTTGCGTCAACCTTACGGCAACGAGGTCGAAGGTAAGTCATCCATCGTTACTGGTGAAGTCGCTGAAGCTGTGGATGGCGCTTTGCCACCTTTGGTTCGCATCTTCTCGTCAAGTGACGAAGTTGTGCGCTTTGACGCTCGTGGCCCACAAGATGAGGCTGGCGCTAAACAAGCCACCGAATACTGTAACTGGGTGTTCATGCGTGACAATGACGGTCTTATTGTCATGCACGATTGGTTCAAAGATGCTCTATTACAAAAAGTTGGTGTCGTTAAAGCCTATTGGGAAGACAAAGAAGACGTCACGAAAGAAAAATATCGTGATCTGTCTGACGATGAGTTGGCAATGCTTCTTTCTGACGAAACAATGGAAGTCGTTGAGAAAGAGGTTGTCGAAAACGAACTGCTAGACCCTATGGGTAATACTGTGCTTGACCAACTCGGTCAGCCTGTGATGTATTCGTCTAACAGCGTAACAGTTCAAAAGAAAAAGAAGTCTGGTCATGTGGTTGTGGAAAACATACCGCCAGAGGAGTTCTTGATCTCCAAGCGTGCCAAGCGTAGCCCTGAAGATTCGCCATTTGTGGCACATCGCCGCCTAATCACTCGTAGCGACTTGATCGCAATGGGTTTTGATGCTGACGTGGTGAATGGCTTGCAATCGTCAGATTCGCTGACTTTCTCGCCTGAATACTTGGCTCGCGTCAGCAACGGTGAGAATCCTGATGACGGTCAAAGCCTTGACGAAGCAATGCAAACCATTGAGGTGTTTGAGTGCTACGTTCGCGCCGACATTGATGGTGACGGTATCGCTGAACTGCGCCAAGTTTTCTACGCCTCAAACGAGATTTTGAGCGATGAGGAAACTGACTACGTTCCGTTCCACTCACTCTGCCCAATCCCAACTCCACACAAGTTTTTTGGCGAATCGTTGGCAGATCGCACAATGGACATTCAGCTTATCAAGACCACTCTGACTCGTCAGATTCTCGATAACCTGTATCTAACAAACAACGCCCGTGTGACAGCCGTTGACGGTCAAGTAAACCTTGACGACTTGCTGACTTCAAGCGCAGGTGGTGTGATTCGCGTAAAGACGCCTGGCGCTGTGAGCCAATTGAATGTGCAATCAATCGCAGGTCAGACATTCCCATTCTTGCAATACCTTGATTCTGTCCAACAGAAACGCACTGGCGTAACTGAGGCAAGCCAAGGCTTAGACCCATCTATCCTGCAAAACGTCACTGCCGCTGCTGTTGCTTCTATGCAGCAAAGCTCTGCTGGCAAGATTGAGATGATCGCTCGAATCTTTGCTGAAACAGGCGTTAAGTCATTGTTCAAAGGCATCTTGCATCTTCTCTGCAAGTACCAAGACAAGCCACGAATCATCCGTATGCGTGGTCAATACGTTCAATTTGACCCACGTGAGTGGTCGAATCAGTACGATGTGGACATTAACGTTGGTTTGGGCGCTGGCAACCGCCAAGAGCAAATGGCAATGTTGAACATGGTTCTCGCTAAACAAGAGCAAATCTTGGGTCAAATGGGGCCAGCTAATCCATTGGTAACAATGGGTCAGTACCGCAACACATTGGGTCGTATGGTTGAAGCTGCTGGCTTTAAGGATTCTGCCGAGTTCTACAAGTCCATCACGCCTGAACAAGATCAGATGATGAGCCAACCACAACCTCAACAACAGCAAATTCCACCTGAAGTGCAAGCGTATATGGCTAAGACTCAGGCAGATATTCAAGCTCAACAAGCTAAAGCACAGGCTGACATTCAGTTGGCACAGCAAAAAGCTGTTGCTGACTTGCAATTGATGCGTGAAAAGAACGCTGCTCAGATCGAATTGGAGCGTGAAAAGGCTGCTGCTCAAATGGCTCTAAAGCAAGAGGAATTCTTGGCAGAGGCTCAAATGAAAGCCATGAAGGTTGGTGCTGGCATCACTTCTAACGTTGAAATTCCAGGTTAAAGGGGAACAATATGGGATGGGGACTAGGCAGCTTAAACCCTGTAAAAATTGCACAGAAGGCAATAAACACGGCTGGAGATATTGGTCAAGGTGCTATTGATACAGCAAAAGACCTTGGCGCTGGACTTGATAGAACCGTAAGAAGCACATTGCCTGGCGGCTGGACTACTGCCGCTTTGTTGGCTGCTGGTTATTACTATTCACCTGAAATCAATGCTTATCTAAGTGCTGATGGCACAACAATGGCCGCTGGTGCTGATGTTGCAGCCGCTGATGCTGCTGCCGCTACTGCCGCAGAACAAGCTGCCGCCGCAGCCGCCGCTGAACAAGCCGCCGCAGCTCAAGCTGCTGAGATTGCCGCACAAAATGCCGCTTGGGATGCTGCCGCAATTGATCTTGCTAATTCAGCATCCCCTGTATTTGCCACATCTGCCGCTGCTGCTGGTTTGACTTTTAAAGAGGCTTTGGACTACGCTCGCGCTGGTTTGTTGGTGAACGCATTAACTGGTGACCCACTTGGACTGTCTGATGTAACTGGTAGCGGTGGTAACACATACGCCAATCAAGGCTTTGCACAAGTTCCAATTCCTGAAGATTGGAAGTCGCCAACTTACGCTGCTTCATCTGCACCAATTGACTTAGAGTCGATTTTCAGCAATCAGAATATGCTTGGTGGCACACAATGGGCTGGTTTGCCAAGTCAACGCAATATGTCGTTCAATGATATATTTGCCGCAGGACAGCAATCAACGCCAATGGGTACGCCTGTTGACATTAACCAGATCGTGAGTTCAATCCTTGGACAAACCACAGTTAGCTAAAAACCTACTCAATGACGACTTTTTCAAAGGCGAGATCGAAGCCTTGAAGTCAATTGAGATGCAAAAGATTATTCATTCACAACCGCATCAGGTTGATGAAAGAGAAGTTGCGTATATGAAAATAAACGCATTACAATCTGTTATAGGACACTTTGAATCTTTGGCTGCTACAAAGCAGATCAACGAAAAGAAGTGGAAAATCCTGTAATCCGTGGTCTACGGTTTAGACTGACAATTTGGGAATCAAATGAGCGAAAACACGACACCGCAAGGTAGTGGGCCGCTGACGGTGGACACAGCCGCAGCAGCATTTCTAGGCATGATGGATGCAGCAGAGGGCGCTGAAAACAGCCAACCTGAACCTGAAGAAGCAGCCGAGGAATATGTTGAGGAATCTGAGTCCGAGTTGGTAGATTCTGAAGAAGCTGAAGAACAGCCTACGCGCAAATTCAGGGTGAAAGCCGCTGGAGAAGACCGCGAAGTAACTGAGACTGAGCTTATTGAGGGCTACCAATTAGGCGCAGATTACACCAAGAAAACCCAGAAACTTGCTGAAGAACGCAAGGCGGTGGAAGCCGAACGAGCGAAAATTCAGGAAGCGAACAAATTAAGAGATCAGTACGCCCAACGTCTGCAAATGATGGAGCAATTTCTCCAGCAACAGAACAAAGGTGAAAATCTTGAAGCCCTAAAGGAAGTTGACCCAATCGGCTATGCCGTGAAGGTGGCTGAACAGGCACAACGAGAGAAACAGTTAGCAGTCCTGCAACAAGAACAGCAACGCATTGCACAACAGCAACAAGCCGAGCAATCTGAGCGCCTGCAAAGTCATCTCGCTGAAGAAAGTCAAAAGTTGACTAGCCTAATCCCTGGTTATGGCGACCCCAAACAAGGCGACCAAATCCGCAAGGATATTCGTGAGTACGCCAAGTCTGTCGGTTGGTCAGACCAAGAGCTTGCAAGTTTGTACGATTCTCGCGCTGTTTTGAATCTGTATCATGGTATGAAGTACCAACAACTTCAGAGCAAAAAGCCTCAGATCGCTAAAAAGATTGAGTCTGCTCCTAAGATGTTGAAAGCTGGCACTTCTAACCCACGAAATGCAGAAGCAGAACAAAACAAAAAACTGCACTCGCAGTTGCGTAAAACTGGCAATGTCCGTGACGCAGCTCGAGTTTTTGAAAAATTCTTGTAATCGGAGCTAAAAAATGGCTACATATCAAACCTACCAATCTATCGGTAACCGCGAAGACCTGTCTGACGTTATTTATGACATCAGCCCCACCGACACCCCATTGTTGAACACTTTGGCTCGTGCTAAAGCAACTGCTGTTTACCATGAGTGGCAAACTGACAGCTTGGCTGCTGCTACAACTGCCAACGCTGCTGTTGAAGGTGCTGACGCTTCTGACGCTACCATGTCGCCCACAACTCGTTTGGGTAACTACACTCAGATCGTTCAAAAGACCATCAAAATCTCTGGCACTTTGGAGTCTGTGGACAAAGCTGGTCGTAAGAGCGAAAAGGCTTACCAATTGAGCAAGGCTTCTGCCGAACTCAAGCGCGACATTGAAACCATCTTGACTGCCAACCAAGGTAAGTCTGCTGGTGATTCGTCTACTGCTCGCACTTTGGGCGCAATGTTGTCTTGGATTAAGACCAACACAAACAAGTCTTCTGGCACTACTGCTGGTGTTGACCCAACTACTGCTGGTACTTCTACCCGTACTGATGGCACTCAACGCGCCTTTACTGAAACCATCTTGAAGGATGTGATTCAGAAGGTTTACAGCTCTGGTGGCAACCCAAAGATTTTGATGGTTGGCCCATTCCAAAAGCAAGCTGTGTCTGCTTTCGCTGGTATCGCTGCTCAACGCTTCATGGCTCCTGCTGATGCTCCTACGACCATCATCGGCGCTGCTGACGTTTACATGAGCGACTTCGGTACGATCTCTGTTGTGCCTAACCGCTTCATGCGTACCCGCGATGCTCTGGTGCTTGACCCAGAATACGCAGCAGTTGCTTACCTGCGCCCATTCGCCACAAACGAATTGGCTAAAGCTGGTGACAGCGAGAAGACTCAGATCATCGCTGAGTTGACATTGGAAATGCGTAACGAAGCAGCTCACGGTATCGCTGCTGACTTGTCCACTTCTTAATCAAACTGGGGGGCTAATCACCCCCCTTTTCTTATGCGCGAAATAGCAAATCAAAACGGCAAACTGACTAATTTCCATGATCTCGATGGAAAGTATTTCATTGAGACACAGCAAGACATTAGTGGAATCATTGAGAGCAACAAAGCTCAATTCAATGCCATTGATGAAAATGCCAAGTGGGGTGAGTTCACAAAGGTAGCTAGTCTGCCAAACGCTCTGATTGATGACTTGAACAAACAAGGCATCATGCGAGGTTTTGCTGTGATGGATGAAAAAAGATTTCGAGCCTTCTTGAATCACCCTGATAATCGGTTCTTTAGAACTCGACCAGGACAGCTATGAAGGTTGCTATTTGCGTTCCATGCCGTGACACCGTAATGACAGGTTTTGCCTTTGACTTGGCAAAACTTTGTGCTTATGAAGGTGTTACTCGGTGCGCTAAAGGCGGCTCGTTGATGATTTATCAAGTGCCTGGCACATTGATTTTTAATCAGCGTGAACGACTTGCAGAACAAGCAATCAAGGATGGCGCTGACGCTATTCTATGGATTGACTCTGATATGCGTTTCCCAAAGGATGCGCTTCAGATTCTCTTGTCTCGTAAGTTGCCTATTGTTGGAGTTAACGCTACAACTCGCAGATTCCCATGTTTGCCTACTGCTTTGGACATTGACCACGAGAAAAATGATCTCGTTAAGGTGACAAGCAAAGACAAGACAGGACTTGAGCAAGTTATGGGCGTTGGTTTTGGAATGGTTCTTGTACGAAAAGAAGTATTCCAAAAGACAGAAAAACCTTGGTTTTGGTTTGAACAGACCGACAAAGGTGGGACAATTGGGGAAGATATTTACTTCTGTGCAAAGGCGTTTGACGCTGGTTTCAAGACTGTTGTAGACCACGATCTTTCAAAGCACATTAGGCATATCGGAACTTATGAATATGGTTGGGATGATGTATGAGCATTGCCAGTTACTCAGAATTGCAGACAGCGGTAGCTAGTTATCTGGCGCGTACAGACTTAACTAGCCAAATCACCGATTTCATTCGGTTTGCTGAACTGCGCTTGCGCCGTGAGTTGCGCATCCGTCAAATGTTGAAGTCTGTGACGACTACAACAACAAGCGGCGACTCTACTGTTGAGTTGCCTAGTGATTTCTTGGAGATCAGGGACTTTATTGTTTCTACAAATCCAGTTCAGCCTTTGACTTACTCAAGCCCATCAGCGTTTAGCCGTAATGCTCGCACGACTGAAAGCGGCAAGCCACTTGATTACACGATCTTGGCTAACGAGTTCCAACTGGCTCCTATCCCTGATTCAGCCTATACGGTAAAACTGCTGTACTACGCTGCTCCTACGTTCTTGAGCGATTCAAACACAAGCAACGCGTTTGTGGCTAATGCGCCTGACGCCTTGCTTTATGCTTCTTTGATTGAAGCCGAGCCATTCTTGATGAATGACGCTCGAATCAATACATGGGGAACTATGTATGACCGCGCAATCTCTACCCTGACAAAATCTGACGAATCATCGCAGTATTCAGGCGTTCCACTTTCAATGACACTTGCAACGAGGTAATCATGTCTGAAATGTCAAACTACTTGGAAAACGCATTGGTTAATGCAGTTCTCCGCAACACAAGCTACACAAGCCCTGCCACAGTCTATTTGGCGCTCTACACAAGCGACCCAACTGACGCAGACGCAGGTACAGAGGTGTCTGGCACTTCTTACGCTCGTCAATCAATCACTTTTGGTTCGCCTTCTAATGGTGTGACTACAAACAGCGCAGCAATTGAGTTTCCTCAAGCTGGTGGCTCATGGGGAACGATTACACATGTTGGTATCCGTGATGCTGAGACAACTGGAAACTTGTTGTTTCACACCGCTTTGGATGCTTCTAAGACGATCTCCACAGGTGACGTTTTCCGCATCGCATCAGGTTCATTGAGCGTGACATTGGCGTGATATGGCTGACTTGCTCCCGCCGTGGACAATTGACAGCCTAGATAACCTCAAGGCTAGTCTTGATGACTTAACGCTGTCTCTTGACAGTGAGTTATACGAAACTTCTGTCACTCTGTGGGATGCTTACGGTTCTATATCGACAAGCGCATCAGTTTCAGCACTTGCTGGAATTGCCGCAAATGCTTCTGCATCAGTTTCATGCGCAGCATCAGTTTCATGTGATTCTCAGGTCGTTATCTATGCAAGCGCATCAATAACAAGCTCTGCAAGCGCATCTTGTGATGCTGTAAGGGTTGCTATTGGCAACGCATCAATAACTGCTTCTGCATCTGTTTCTGCTGCTGCTAAACGCATTGCTATTGCATCCGCTGAAATTTCTTGTCAGGCGACTGTTTCAGCTTTTGGCGGAATACTGTTTGATGCTAGTGCTGATATTGATTCAAGCGCATCTGTTTCTGCTGACGCAATAAGAGTTTGCATTGCTGACGCTTCAATTGACGCATCTGCAACTGTCACAGCATTGGGCGGTATTACGGCTGATGGCATTGCATCTGTAACCTGTGACGCTACATTTGGAGCAAATGCTTATGCGGTACTCGACTTTATTGGGTCTGTGGACTGCAACAGCATTGTTGTTTGCAATGGGGTGCGTGTGGGTGATAATTGGTCTAACGTGCCAGTTAGCACAGATGCTTGGGCTGATGTGTCGCAAAATGGCAACACTTGGTCGGAAATGAGTGAAAGCTCAAATTCTTGGTCAGATGTTGCGAGTAATTCAAACACTTGGGCGCAGACTGCCTCAAGTTCAAACACTTGGCTGAGACAATGACAATACAACGAGTTCCATTAGGTGAGTGGTTACCAGATCAGCCAGGTCTGATTGGTGCTATTACCAAAGCCCAAAACTGCTACCCAACACAGACAGGCTATGCGCCTTTCCCGTCTGAGGCTGACTTGTCTGCTGCGGCTGACGAGAATCTGATGACATTGGCCTACTCAAAAGACCAATCAGGCACGATCAAGCTGTTTGCGGCAGGTCAAGACAAGATTTACACCGTTGACTCTGTTGGCGCTTTGACACCTGTTTGGTACACGGCAGGCACATACGATCAGGCTGGTTCTACCACTTTGACCGTTACTGCTACTGCTCACGGCTGGAAGACAGGTGACTCTGTTTATCTGAACTTCACAAGCGGAACAGCGGTAGATGGTGATTTTACAATTACCAAGATTGACGCAAACAGCTTTAGCGTTACAACAACATCGGCGACAACAAGCGGAAACGTAAGAATCTCGTCAACATCTTCAGGGCTTAACACTCCTGCTGGTCAACGCATCAGATTCACTCGATTCGGAAATCGCACAATTGCTGCTAACTTTGGTGATCGACTTCAGTCGTTTGTGGCTGATGACAGCACATCTTTCCGTAATCTTGCTGACAATGCGCCAATTGCTAAGTTTGTTACTGTGGTTCGTGACTTTGTGGTTGCGGCAAACACTACTGACAACTCAGGCGACTACCCTTATCGCGTTCAATGGTCTGGGATTAACGATGAAACAACGTGGACTACTAGTCAGATCACTCAAGCTGATTATCAAGACATTCCTGATGGTGGTCATATTACTGGCATACGCGGTGGCGAGTTTGGTCTTATCCTGATGGAAAAGGCAATCCACCGTATGAGCTACGTTGGTACGCCTTTCGTGTTCCAGTTTGACAACATCAGCCGTGAAAAGGGTTGCATTGCATCTGGCTCTGTTGGTCAATATCAAGGCTTGACGTTCTTCTTGTCTGATGATGGTTTTTATCTGTGTGACGGTCAACAAGTCGTGCCAATCGGTGCTGAAAAGATTGATCGTTTTTTCTTTAGTGATGCTGACCCTGACTTTTCAACAATGTCATGCGCTGTTGACCCATTCCGTAAGCTAGTCTTGTGGAACTACAAAAACAGATTTGCAGAGCGCAGGTTATTGGCTTACAGCTTCACAACAAAAAAGTGGTCTTCAATGATTACAACTGCTGACTACATTTCTGACGCTACAACAGCATCGGTAACGCTTGAGGAATTGGACAGCATCAGCGCATCAATTGATGCTTTGGAAGTTTCTTTGGACTCAAACCAATACGCTGGTGGCAAATACTTCTTGGGGGGCACTACTGGAACGAAAGTCATTACTTTCAACGGAGCTAACAAAACAGCGACCATTGAAACAGGAGACATTTCTACTGGTGGCAGATCATTGGTTAACTTGGCTCGACCACAGATTGATGGCGGCTCTGCATCAGTTGCTTTGGCTTCTCGTACATTGCTTGGTGATGCTGTGACATTTGGCACAAGCACACATGCTGACTCTGATAACAGGGTTTCCCTACGAGGTTCAGGAAACTATCATCGAATCCAAGTTACACCAACTGGTGACAACTGGAAAATGGCTGTGGCTGTTGATATTGACGTTATTCCACAAGGGGCGCGTTAATGTTTCGCACACTACCCGTATTTGGTGGAGATCAAAGGGCTGTTGCGGAAATAGTCAATGGCATTATGAATGGCAAGACAAACAATCACGGTACTGTGACTCTTGCCACTGGTAATGCCACATCTACAACGATCTATGACGAGCGAATTAGTCCTGACAGCAAAATAGTTGTCATCCCTTTTTCTGCTGCTGCTTTTACTGACTCAACGCCTTATGGCGCGTTCCAAGATTCAACAGACCAAACTGCGGCATCTACGACTACGGCATACGCTGTGACGTACAACACAACAGATTTTTCTAATGGGATTTCTGTTGTAAGCAACTCAAGAATTACTGCAAAAAGTTACGGAATTTATAACTTTCAATTTAGTTTTCAGTTTGTTAATACTGACACGCAGATTCAAGACGTAGATGTTTGGTTTGCAAAGAACGGAACAAACATTGCAAACTCAAATAGTCGGTTTTCTATTCCAAACTCGCATGGTGGCGTAGATGGGCATTTGATTGCAGCAATGAATTTTTGGGTTGAAATGCAAGCTAATGATTACGTTGAGATCATGTGGCGCACAACTAGCACAGCAGTATCAATTCAGCAGATTCCATCTCAGACAAGCCCAACACGACCTGCAACGCCTTCAGCCATTGTGACAGTCAACTTTGCCTCGTCAAATGGAACAAACGCTGCTGGCGATTATGGTGTTTACGCTAGTTCGCAGACAAAGGGTGAGGCTGTGTTGACTCATTTTGCAAACTCCACATCAAACAAAACTTACGCTTACATAATCGTAGGGTAGTGTATATAATGGCTCCGTGGATGACCCGCTACGGAGTCCTTTGAAAAGAAAGGTGCTTTTATGGCAGTCGGAACCACAACATCCACACAAACAACGCAGATTGACCCAACAATCCAACCATATCTGAAGTATGGTCTGGAAGAAGCTCAACGCTTGTACCAAGCTGGTGGCCCAAAGTTCTTTACTGGTCAGGCTTATGTTGGCCCATCTCAAGCCACACAAACAGGCTTAGAGGCTTTGCAAGCTCGCGCTGGTGCTGGTAGTCCTTTGACTGGTGCTGCTCAGAATCAACTGTATGGCACTATCCAAGGCGATTACTTGGGTGGCAATCCATTCTTTCAAGGTGCTTTCCAACCTGCCGCACAAGCTGCAACTGATGCCTTTAACACGGCTATCGGTAACGTAACTTCTGCCGCATCAAAGGCGGGTCGTTATGGCTCTGGCGCTATGCAAAACTTGCAAACTGCTGCCGCTGGTCAACTTGCACAGAAACTCACAGGTACGGCTGGACAGTTGGCCTATGAGAACTACGCAAATGAACGCGCTCGTCAACAACAGGCAACATTTGGTGCGCCATCGTTGGCTGAGGCTGATTACGCTGACATTAACAAGATGCTTGCTGCTGGTCAGTTGGGTGAAGGCTACCAACAAAAGGCGTTGGATGCTGCGATGCAAAAGTATGCTTACGAGCAAAACTTGCCACAACAGCAATTGACGAACTATCTGAACCAAACCTACGGTTTCCCTGCTGGCAAGACTTCAACAACACAACAGCCTTACTTTACTAACCCAACTGCTACTGCTTTGGGTACTGGTTTGCTTGGCGTTCAGTTGTTGAGTGGCGTTGATAAATTGGGCGGTGGTGACACTCTGAACAAAGGCTGGAACTGGCTTTCAAGCGGTTGGGGTGGAAGCGCAGGCGGTGGAGTAGGTGGCTCTGGATATGACTGGAGTGGTTTAGGTTCAGTCGATACATCTGCATGGATGGGCTAAAAACATGGCACTCTTAGATTCTTTTTATGGCGAAACGCCCTCATATCTTGGTGGCTTGCTTGGAGCTGATGAACTTGCTCGATTGAAAGAACAAGCTCAAAGCCAATCCAATTTGGGTATGGCTGCTGCTTTGCTTCAAGCTGGCGCTCCAAGCCGTACACCTACTGGTGGCGCTTTGGCTATTGCTCAAGGTCTGCAACAAGGTCAACAACTCTACAAACAGGCTTTGAACCAAGGGCTGCAAGAGAAGATGGCTGGTATGCAAGTGCAAGAGTTGATGCGCAAACAACAAGAAGCTGAGGCTATGCGTCAGTTCTTGCCTAAACTTATTCAGCCTGGCGCTGTTGAACAAAACTGGTCTGGCGCTCCTGAGCAAATTGGTCAGTATTTCAAAACTGGTCAAGTTCCAACAACTCAAGCTCCTAGCACGATCAACCGTGAGGCTTTACAGCGTTTGGCTTTGGTTTCTCCTGAGACTTATGCTAAATATAAACCTGAATACAAAGAAGTAAATGGTCAATTGGTTGAGATTTCTCCATTAGGCGGAATTACAACTGTTGCAGGTCAAGCAAAAGAGGATTTGGCTGGCCCTGTAAAGCAGGCAATGCAAGTGCTTGGAATTAACAAACCATTTGCTGAAGTAACTCCACAAGAGCGTTCAATGATTGGAAACTACATTGACCGTCAAGAATCTTTGAAAGCTCCAAAGGTTGCTGTTGACTTGAAAGACCCGACAGCAGTTGCAAAAGCTCAGGCTGATTTGCTTAAAGATTGGCGTGGTGTTGTGAAAGACAGCGGCGCAACTGAAATTGCAAACCGCTTTGTTTCTCTTGGCGCTGCCATGAATGAGGCAAACAAAGGCAATAAAGCTGCTGACGGTGCAATCATTTACAACATCGGCAAGATTTATGACCCATCTGGCGCTGTGCAAGAAGGTGATAAAAACACAATTCTTGGCAATCGCTCAATTCCTAATGAGGTTAAGGCATACGCTCAGAAAGTGTTTGAAGGCGGTTCGTTGTTGCCTGAAGAACGCCAAGGTCTATATGCTGTTGCTGGCTCTATGGTCAAGCAACGTCAGAAACAATTGCAAGCAGACCAAGCAAACTACAAGTCATTGGCTACACAATTGGGTGGAACAGGCGATTACATCAAAGACCCATTTGCAGATGTTTTTAGTCCAAAAGTTGAGCAGAATCCTGTTTTTGACTTGGGTTCTGCCAAAGCTCAAGCCGCTGAAATTCTCAAGAAACGCAGAGGTCTTTAATGAATCCTGATCTCACATTGCTATCTGATAAAGACTTAGAGGCTCTTTCTTCAGGAAAGATTGAGCTAATGTCTGATGCTGGATTGGCAATTCTTGCTGGTGAACAGCCAAAGGTTGCTCCTAAGAAAATGACAGCGAAAGAGGAATTGCAGTCTGCTTTTGGTTTTGATAAGCCAAAGCCTCAAACTCAATCTGCTGGTGATCTTCTGCGTAACCTTGGTTTAACTGCTCGCGGCGCTTTAACTGGTGCTGCATCGTTGCCAGCCATGATTGCTGACGTTCCTGCAAGCCTTGTAAACCTTGCTGCTGGTCGTCAAATCTACAAGCCACAAGCAGAGGCTTTTGGTGATTTGCTATCTGCCCTAGGCGCTCCAAAAGCTGAAACTCCAGCAGAACGCCTGATGACCGAATCCGCTGCTGCTATTGGTGGTGTTGCTGCTCCTGCTGGATTGGCAAATCGAGTGAGTCAGGCTGTTGCTCCACAATTGGCAACTCGCACACAAGAATTGGCAAGATTCTTTGGTGAAAATGTACCTGCTCAAGTTGCTGCTGCTACTGGTGGTGCATTGGCTGGTGGCGCTGCGCGTGAAAGCGATGCAAGCCCATTGATGCAATTGATTGCTAGTATTGGTGGAGCTGCAACTCCAGCAGGTGCAATGGCTCTTGGCCCTGCTGTTGGTCGTGCGGCAAAAGAAGTTGTGCGCCCAGGTACTCAGGCTGGTCGTGAAGCTATTGCAGGTGGTGTGTTGCGTCAATTGTCTCGTGAGCCTGAGGCTGCAATTAAAGCAATGGAAGGCTATCAAGCACCTGTTTCTGGTTACACACCAACAGCAGCGCAAGCAAGCCGTGACGTTGGTTTGATTGCAGCAGAAACTCCAATCAGAGCATTTGACGTAACTGGTAAGTTTGGCGCTCAAGCAAGCCAAGCAAATCAAGCTCGTATGGCTATCCTTGATAGATTGGCTAAAGACAAGGCTGCTGTTGAATCTGCTGTTACAAAACGTGATGAAGTAACTTCTCCATTGCGTGAAGAAGCATTTGCAAAATCAACAGTAAGCCCTGAGACTTTCCAATCTGCTGTTGCGTTGAACGTAAACAAGACGATTGATGACATTCTTACCTCAAATGCTGGCGCTCGTGGAACAGTCAAAAAGACTATGACATGGGCTAAAGAGCAATTGGCTGAAGGTACTACTCCAGAGCGTCTTTATGAAGTCCGTAAAGACTTGCGTAGTGCTGCACAAGGACTTTTGGATAAAGAAGGTTCTCAGTACAGCTTGGCAAAAGGACAGCTTGAGCAAGTTATCAAGGCTGTTGACGATACGATTGAAGCTGCTGCGCCTGGCTACCAAGCATATTTGAAGAAATACGCTCAATCTAGCAAAGGTATTGAAAAGTTAGAAGCTGCTCAAGAGTTCCGTGGCAAAGTACTATCAACCACACCAGACCCATCTGGCGTGTCTGATTACATGATTTCACAGCCTTCGTTTACACGCGCAATTCGCAATGCTGAGAAAGAGACTAATCTTTCAAACACCCAATTGGCTGTTTTGAAGAAAGTTGCTCAAGACTTAGATTCTGGTGTGTTGAATCGTGCGGTTAAGACACCTGGCTCTGATACATTCAAGAATCTAAGCACAGCAAATATCATTGGCGCTTTCATTGGCAAACAAATGTTTGGTGAAGTTCCAGCAGCAGTAAACAAAGTTGCTGCGCCTTTGAATTGGCTCTATAACGGCACAGACGATCAGATTCGTGAGTTGCTGGTAGATGCCATGCTTGACCCAAAACTTGCGTCTAAACTGATGACTAAGGCATCTGTCGTAAGTGTTGAGCCACTTAGCAAAGAACTTCAACGCAAAGCCATTGCCGCTGGTTATGGCGCTTCATTTGGATTAACGGAGAGATAAGAATGTCAAAAGACAAAATCAGCGATTACAGCGCAACGGCAAACTCAAACACCGACATTGCTGGCATCAACATTGACGAGGGCTGTGCTCCAAGTGGCATTAACAATGCCATTCGCACATTGATGAAGCAAATCAAAGACCTATATGCTGGCACAAGTGGTGATAAATGGCCTGTTACTGCTGGCGGTACTGGTGGAACAACTGCATCTGAAGCTCGTACAAACCTTGGTTTGGCTATCGGTACAGACGTTCAAGCATACGATGCACAGTTGACAGACATTGCTGGATTGACACCAACTGATAACGGTGTTGTGATTGGCAATGGAACTAACTTTGTTGTTGAGTCTGGCGCAACATTAAAGACTTCTCTAGGTCTGACAATCGGAACAGATGTTCAGGCTTATGACGCTGATCTTACATCCATTGCAAACTCAGGCAAGGGAGATCAGATTGCTTCGTATGGTACTTATGGAGTAGGCTTCAAGAACCGCATCATCAATGGTGCGATGATGATTGACCAGCGTAATGCGGGGGCTAGTGTTACAGTCAACTCGACAACAGGTTACGTCTTAGACCGCTGGACTACAGGCATAACTCAAAATGGAAAGCTTACGTCACAGCAAAATGCTGGCGCAGTAACTCCGCCTGTTGGATTTAAAAACTACCTCGGGTTTACTTCAACTTCTGCTTATTCAGTTTTATCTACGGATATTTTTGCTGCATTTCAAAAAATTGAAGGATTTAACACTGCTGATTTAGCTTGGGGAACAGCAAATGCTGCAACCGTAACCATTTCGTTTTGGGTTCGCAGCTCTTTGACTGGTACGTTTGGTGGCGCATTAAACAATGCTTTAGGTAACCGTTCATACCTATTTACTTACACAATCTCCGCTGCAAATACTTGGGAACAAAAAACCATTACTGTTGCTGGAGATACATCAGGAACATGGGCTACCGACAATAGTTGTGGTATTCAACTCAACTTTGGTTTGGGAGGTGGATCAACTTATTCTGCATCAGCGGGCTCTTGGCAGGCTGGCGCATATTACACAGCAACAGGCGCAACCAGCGTTGTCGGTACATCTGGAGCCACCTTCTACATCACAGGCGTTCAACTAGAAAAAGGCAGCACAGCCACATCGTTTGACTACCGCCCGTATGGTACTGAGTTGGCTTTGTGTCAGCGGTATTATCAAGTCGTTCGCGCCACTTGGAGTGGTAACACAACAAACGCTGAAAATTACAGTGCAACAGTTGCCTTTCAAGCAGCTATGCGTTCATCCCCAACAGGCACATCCACCGATGTGACTACTCTAGGGTTTAATGCAGGTGGCTCGTTTACAGATTTAGCTGCATCTGGCGCAAGATTTGTAGGTACTGCAAATACAACCAATACGGGGAGAATTATGGTTCGTGATTGTTTACTTTCTGCGGAGTTATAAATGTACAAACTTCTTCCAAAAACAGAACTTGGCGATGAGAAATGTCTAGTCCGTCTATCAGATAATGCCTTTATCCCGTTCGATTCTGCCAACACAGACTACCAAGCCTATTTGAAATGGCTGGAAGAAGGCAACACGCCTTTACCTGCTGACGAGGCTCAGTAATGGCAACAATTGACGAAACTGAAGCTCGTCTAAACAGCCATGAAGCTGTTTGTGCAATGCGTTATGAGCGCATTAACGAACAGTTTGAAAGCGGTAAGAAACGCATGGACAAGATGGAATATCTAATCTATGCGGTTCTTGCTTCTGTGCTGTTTGGCCCTGGCGTAGCTGCTGAGTTCTTTAAACGCTTAATCGGCTTGTGAGGTTGCTATTGACCCAATTTCCCTTCTCATGGCAGCACAGGCAGCAGTTGCGGCAGTCCGCAAAGGCTGTGAGATGCTGTCTGAAGGGAAGGCTGAGATTAGCAAGCTCAAGTCAACCGTAGAGAAGGGTATTGGGGATGCCAAAGCAATCTACAAAGAGGTCACGGGTTTATGGTCGTGGATTCTTGGTTTATTTGGCAAGCAAGAAAAGAAGTCAGTTGCTATTGCTGAACCCGTTAAGACTGAAGCGATTGTCCAAGCGCCAAAGCGTTTGCCCAAGCCTAATCGAGAGCTTAGTTATGAGGAATACCAGACACAAGCCATTCATCAGGTTTGTGAGCAACTGAAAACATTTTTTGAGATTCGCAGGAATCTAAAAGCACACTGTCTTGAGCTGGAAGAAATCTCAAAGACGACAACGACAATTGAAGACAGTGCGATTGACAGGGTGGAAATCGAGCTTCAGCTTGAAAACATGACTGTTCAAATCAGGGAAGCGATGGTTTATGCGCCGAAAGAACTTCGTGCCATATACAGCAGATTCCTTGAGATGTACGACCTAATCTTGGAAGAACAAGAGTTTGCAAGGCAACTCAAACGGAAGAACGAAAGAGATGCTAAATGGCAACGCGAACTCCTACGCAATCACAGGGTAGATCGGGCGGTGGTATCGGCTCTAGTCTTTCTTCTAGTTCTGTGGATGTGGGGGTTCATGCTGTCGCTAGGATGGCTCGTGAAGACACACGGTGGTTCGTCGTCGGTGTAGTCACGCTATCCATTGTGTTGTTTTTGGCGTTGCCCGTGTCTATGTTGGTCGTGGTTGACTACATGAAACTTAGAGCTGAGATGCAGCATGAAATAAGGCAGATTCGGAAACTTAAACAAGAGCTGAAAGGAAAGAATGAAAAAGCTGTTGCTGATAAGCCTGTTGCTGGTAGCGGGGTGTGAAGACCGTTGGAGATATTTTTGTCAAGACCCAAAGAATTTTCAACAAAAAAGATGCCAACGCCCAGACTGTCTATTCACACAAGACTGCCCTGATTACCTTGTTGCTCCTGTCTTGGAAAAGCAAGCACAACAACCTCAATCTACATCTTCGGAGACTAAATGAAATCTTTTGAAATTCAATCCGTTGAAGAACTAGTAAAACTTATCCAAGTTATTGTTTGGGGCATTGTTGTCTTTGTCCTAATGATGGTTCTTGGCGGCATTGTTGCCACCATGTTGTACTCAGTCACATTTGTGCAACAGCCTTTAAAGGCAATGGCTCCTATTGACATGGCATATACCAAGATGCTTAACGACATTGTTTTGATCTTGGCTAGTAGCGTAACAACCATTGTCAGTATGTTTGCTGTCAATAAAGGTATTCAATCTGCTGCTGAAAAAATTGCTCCTACTCTTGGAAATCCACCCCCACAGCCACAAGCCGTAGCACCTAGCACTGCCCCAGTGACTACGGCAAGCGGGGCAATGCCTGATTTCAACTGGATGGGTACATCTCAGGTGCAGTTTGATGAGGAGTGGAGAGCGCCACCACCGCCAACAACTCCACCAAATCACCTTGAGCCAGAGCATGAGCGTGAGGAATTGGCACTAGCAAGGGCAGGTGAGCGATGATGCCTAATCCTTGGCTAATCATTGGAGCCATTGCGTTTGTGATGGCTTCTTACTTCTATGGACACCATGCAGGCTTTGTTGATCGTGACAACGAGATGCAAGCTGAAATCGCTAGGCTAAATGCTGAGGCGCGTGAAAAAGAGCAACAACTTGCTCAAGACTTGAACAACACATCTTCACAATTGAAAGAGGCAAACGATGCTGTCACTAAAAAACAGTCTGATCTTGACCGCCTTATTAACTCTGGCAGGGTGCGGCTCAACGCCACAGGTTGCCCACAAGGGAGTGCAAATTCCACCACTACCAGTGGAAATAACGAGGCAGGAACCGAATCTGAGCGAGAGACTTTACGACTTATTGCTGAAATCGCAGCAGAAGGCGACAGAGCCATCAACAAGCTCAACGCCTGCATCACAGCCTATGAACAAGTCAGGAGCCAAGTAAATGACAGTAACCGCTGAACAACTAGCAAAACTGCATATTGGCGCTCAATGGGTTGATGCGCTTAATGAGACTTTTGAGCGTTTTGGTATTGCGTCTAAGAATCAACAAGCTGCGTTCATTGGACAGTGTGGGCATGAGTGCGGAAACTTCAAAATCCTTGAGGAGAATTTGAACTACCGCGCTGCCACTTTAATGAAGCTGTGGCCTAAACGCTTTCCTACACAAGAAGTTGCAAATGCTTACGAGAAGAACCCTAAGAAGATCGCCAACATGGTTTACGCCTCACGCATGGGCAACCGAGATGAAGCGTCTGGCGATGGTTATCGTTTTAGGGGTCGTGGGTGCATCCAGCTTACTGGTCATGCTAACTATTTTCACGCTGGTAAGGCATTGGGCGTTGATTTTGTTATGCAGCCTGATCTTGTGGCAACTCCAAAGTATGCTGCTTTAACAGCTGGCTGGTTCTGGTCAACTCACGGCTGTAATGAGATTGCTGATCGTGGAGATTGGACTCAGTTAACCAAGAAAATTAACGGTGGCACGATTGGTCTTGATGACCGTATCAAGCACACGAACGAGGCTTTAGCTGTCCTTCAATCTTGAACAGCAAGCAAGGCGAACACTATTCCAAAAACAATCCCAAACGCAAGAACGCCAACGAATAGAAATCTGATGATTGCGATGATGTTATCCATGCTTGTGTTCCCTTGCCTCACCTAGCGTTTGAAAATACTCATCACAGCGGTTGCAACGCCAGAGCCTTTGTTCTCTGACAGTTGCAAGTCGCTGTTCCCTATTTCTCCATCCCACGATTACTCGTGAATCGCCCCGAAAACTTGTCACGGGTTCGATGTTGGCTGGCAGTTTTATAGTGGTTAGGTTCTTCATTTTGCAAAAAGTAAGCTAGATCATTTGCAGGTTTAGCTATTTTATTTGCTATCTTGGTTTTCTTGGGTTTCTCCACTGTCTCCCACTTGGGCCAAGGTGCGTTCGGTGCTAGAACTGTCTTGTACTGGTTCATTCTTTTTCTTTCTAAAGATCATGTCGTAGTTGTCAGAATACTTCTCGTAGTCTGGCATTGGTCTTGGTGCGCTGCCTTTGCCGCTCATTCTTGCCTCGCTTTCAGCATTGCGTCTGCTACTGCGTATGACAAATTTGCAACCAAATCAGAAGTTACATCGCCAACAGTTCCTGATGGAGTTCTTGGACTCGCAATCAATCCTTGCATTGCCTTGGCAGCAAAGTAATCGCGCAATGTCATGCCTTCTGAAGCATACATTCCATCACCATAATTGTGATTTGTTGTTGGAAATGCTGGTTTGTTCATTTAACCCCCTTTGGCATCCCTGCCCGTGAATAAACAAGAAATTCAGTTGGCTTCAACGACACACGCGCCTTTGTCTTTGGAAACACGCTAATAGTGTTCACAGTAACGCTTGCATTTTCTCGCACAGCCCTGCTTCTAGCGCCATATTTCTCGCCATTGAGCTTTGCAGTTGATTCTGCTCGCAAGTTGGAAAGAAACTCTGGCATATGTGTTTTCACATAGTCAGGATGGAAACAGTTAATAGTCATCAAGAATCCAATCAATAAAAAGTGCAAAAATTAAGAATGTAATCACAGCAAATCCTGTTGAACAGGCTTGAATCGCCATTCTCGTTCTTGTCTGCCGCTGTTTGATTTGACCGTTTGACCTGTTAATTCAATCAATCCCATCTTTTCCAACTCACTCAAACGCCTTGCAACTTGGTTGCTTTGCAGTCCTGTCTGTGTTGCAATACCATCCTTGCCTAACGCGCCAAATCGTTGCAAACAAGCAACAATGACCTCTTGGTGCATCTTGGCTACGTCTTTAATGGAATCAGCCGCTTGGAAGCTGGTGATTGCGTCTGTTGCTCTTGCTCTGAAAAATTTAAACATATTGGTTCCTATGCAAGTGAATCTGGATTGTGTGTGTGGTACTTGGCTGCTGCATTGCAATAAGCCTTATACGCATCTTCTTTGTTGTCGTATCTGCCAAGTCCAATGGTCTTGTACTTGTGCTGAATACAAGAAAACCATTTTTTCCTTTGTGTATCCCAACTAACGCCTTTGTAGCCTGACTTATTGTTTGCTTGTTTTTCTCTGTTTTCTTGATTTTGTTTTTTGCTAACAGCCCTCAAGTTGCAAATCTTGTTGTCAGTTGGATTTCTGTTGATATGGTCAATGTACTCAGGAAGTTCACCATAAACATAAAGCCAAGCAAGCCTGTGAGCAAGATAGAGCTTATTGTTAATGTTGATTCTGAAGTATCCATCTTTGTTAAGGTATCCAGCTTGTGTGCCAGCATGATATCTACCACGCCTTACCTTATTGATGAAAATTCCTGTGTCTTTGTTGTAGTCAAACAACTCTTTTAAACGCTGCTGCGTAATCATGATGAATCTTTCATGTATGAATCTTTTAAAGGTTAGCAGGGGGGAGATTCAATCCCCCTTGTCCCCCGTCGGGTTAGCTAAAAATCATTGTAGATTAGAAATCCACATCATCAAATTCTGTTGATTTGGATTGTTGTTTTGGCGCATCGTCTTTAGGACTGAATAAATAACTCCACCCTTGCCAGCCATTCTCAACGAGTGGAATTGAGTCCAATTTAAGCATGAGTCCTTTCTTAGTCTCAATCACAGAGCCGATACGCTGGTAACGCACCTTCTCTTGCCCGTCTTTTTGGTATGTGCCAGCCTTGACTGTTACTTCATAAATGATTGCCATTTTCTTTCCTTTAGTTAAATAAATGCTCGTTTGAAATCTGCTTCACGACATGATCGAAATATTTTCGTGCTTCGTCAATCTTGAACTTGATTTTGTCTTCAAGTGCTTTGTCGCGTTGATACTTGATAAGCGTCACGCGCAATTCTGGCGCTATGTGGTCAACATAGTGCAATGCCTTATCTTCAAAGCCAACAAGATGATCTGGTGTCGAGACTAGGCAATATGCGATCTCTGCCTGTTCTAAGTCCCAAAGCATCATGTAGGCTCGTAATTGCCACTCATAGGCTTTGTTCTCGCCATCTGCGGCAACCGCAGGGAATGTGGCAAGCGACCAGCTTGATTTAATGTCGATGATCTTGTCAGCAACAATGTCTGCTTCGCCTGTCAGCCATTCATTTGTCTTGCGTTCCGTGTTCTTCTTGTGGCTTGAGAATGTCACAGAGTTGAGCAATTCAATTGAACGGTCTTCAACAAGGATGCCTTTCTCGGTGTACTTGCTGGAGAACTGCTCATCATAGCCGTAGACAAATTGCTTGGCTTGCTTTGCAATGGCTGTCTTTGCGCCGACTGACAAGGTTTCATCCTTGCCTTTTGGGTCTGTCATTAGTTCTGACAGTGAACTTGCACGAACTTTAAGCATTTGCGATGGCCTTATCTACTGTTTCAATTTGCTCTGGTGTGAGGTCGAATGTGTCCAACAGTTTGCCTGTTGTGTATTGACCAGACAGAATTTTCTCAATTGCTTTTTGCAAACGTTCATCTGTGATCTTTGACTTTTGCACAGGCTGATCTTGTTCTTCGCCTTCTTCTGGCAAGTCTTCTCCTTCAAAGATGTAAAGTGCAATGCCATGCAAAGCAATCGCTTTTACCAAACAACGCTGCATTGCCTTGTTCACCTGATTTGCGTCAGGGTTTGCAATTGCCTGATTATTGTTATTCATCACAGGCAAAAAAGCTGTGCGTGATGCACCAAAAGCTGTGACAGTGCAAAAGACCATCATTGTTTCGCCAAACAATTTCGGCTCTTTAAATTCCCAATTTGCATCTTTGTCTTCTTGCAGCAAAACGTCAACAGCGTAAGCCCAAGACAGGTAATTGAACCTGCCTTTCTTTTTCATTTTGTCAATGACGCTGATCTTGCGAAGTTCTTGAAATGTTTTCATGTTTATGCTCCAAAAACCAACATTGCGGTGATGAAACCAGCTGCAAAGGCATAAACAATGTTCAGCCATTTTTCGTGGTTTGGTGTGTGTTGTTCAATCCACTCAGCTTGAGCGAGCTTTTGCTGGCGCTCTACGTTATCTTGTGGAAACGCCTCATCGAGTGTGCGGGGGAATGTGCGGGTGGTGTCGTTGACTTTCATATCGGCTCCTAGTTACCGCTTGCGTTGCGCTACGGGATGAATGAAGTATATCTAGTTTTCTAGACATTTTCAAAGAATCTGAAAATATTTTGCACTTTGTTGCTTTTTTGTCAAAAAATGTAGACAATGCACTCATGGACATAAACAAGATTATCAGCAAGGTAGGCTCACAGAGTGAGCTTGCCCGTCTGCTAGGCGTGAAGCGTACGACTGTTTGGCTTTGGAAAAAGACAGGCAAAGTACCGCAATCACGCATCTGGCAGATTCAACTCAACCACCCTGAACTTTTAAAGGAAACGAAATGAAAAAAGCAATCGCAATCATCTTGGCAACGCTTGCAATCAGCGCCAATGCACAGATGTATACCAACACTTACATGATGAACGGCAAGATGGTCACTTGCACCACAACTTGCATCGGTAACGGTCAATCTTGCACTACGAGCTGCTTCTAATGTCATACGCTGAATATGAAATGAAGGTTGTGCAATGGGGTGAGAAGCGCGGTATCGTGCAAAACTCAACACCTGCTGCCCAAGCTATCAAGACCCAAGAAGAACTAGACGAGCTGATTGACGCTATCCGCAACAACGACAGAGCTGCAATGGCTGATGCCTATGGCGACATTCTAGTTACGTTAATCATGGGCTGTGCCATTGCTGACCTTGACCTTGTGAGTTGCTTAGAAGGCGCTTACAACGAGATAAAAGACAGGCGAGGTAAACTCAATGCTGATGGCCTCTGGATAAAAGAGGTATAATTTTTGAAACAGGGCTAGGTCTGAAGTCATGAGCAGACCGAAAAGCGAACCTCCCGCCTGCCTGCGTTTCTTTTCTTGGAGGGTTTGCGAGGATGCCTTATGGCTACAAAAGTCGATATATGGATGCCGCTATACATTGCGGATTACTTGTCTGCAACTTCACGGCTGACTACTGAGCAACACGGAGCATATTTGCTCTTGCTGATGGACTATTGGAAAAGCGGTGCGCCGCCTGACAATGATGCAGTCCTTGCCCAGATTACAAAACTTTCACCAGATGCTTGGGCTAATGCTCGGACTATGCTTGAACCATTCTTTGAAATACAAGATGGAGCATGGTTTCAACCTCGTGTTGAGAACGAGATGAAGAAAGCTAATCACAACAAGCAAGCTAACAAAGAGCGTGGTTTGAAGGGTGCGCAGGCTCGTTGGGGTAATAAAAATGCTCCAAGCATAGTTGAAGCATACTCGGAGCAATGCTCGGCAGATAGCACATCACCATCACCATCACCTTCAAAGAATACAAAAAAAGAAAAAGCAACTGGCGTTGCTTGCCCTGATTTTGTTGACCAACAAGTTTGGGATGATTGGATGACAGTTCGCAAGGACAAGAAGGCAAAAACACTTACAGAGACAGGATGGAAGAAGTTTGTTAATCAAGCCGAAAAAGCTGGTTGGCCTATTGAGCAAGCAATCAGTCATTGTTGTTTGAAGAACTGGATTAGTTTCGAGGCTGATTGGGTTGAAAAGAAACAATCAAACGCTGACAAACGCCAAAGCCACATGGCGCAGTTGACTAGGGGAATGTCAACGCCAAAGCCATTTTGGGCAAACACAAATCAATCAAACCAAACTGTTGAGGTGATAGACCATGTGGAAACAAAGCGACTTCTGTGATGCCGATTCAGGCTTTGATTACATTTTCAGCACGATGAACGCAATCTATGGCGCTAGGTTTGAATCAAACTGGCAAAACGTAGACCCGCAGATCATCCGACAAGTTTGGAAAGAACGCTTAGGTCGATTCTTGACATACAAGCCAAGCCTTGATTACGCATTGAGCCACCTTAAAGGCGAATTTCCACCAAGCGCAGTTACTTTCCGTGAGATGTGCAACGCAGGGCCAAACATTCCTGAAAAGCCAGTTGTTGCAATTACGCGACAAAAAACACAGGCAGAGATTGCAGAAGGTGAGCGCGTAAAAGCTGAAGCACTTGCAAAACTTGCTGAGTTACGGAAAAGCTACGAGCCATGACTTTTTTTCAAGCAATGAAGATTCTTGACGGAATCAAAGATAATCTGTCTTATAATCTAGACACAATCAACAGAGCGTTGGAACTGACAGGTGACTTGGACATTAGACAACTTGAGAGAGAAGCAAGTCGAACACCTGTTAGCGATGGCATCTCAAAAGGGTTGGGTAGCGTATGCCAGCAAACGAGCCGATGAGCTTGAACAAGACCAATCAGGTTTGTTTGTTGGCATCAAAGATGAAGTTCGTAAGAGATTAAATGAAAGGAAACGAGATGGAACTTGATACACGCATAGAAACGACACGCAAGCGCCGTTGGGTAAACGTAGACCAACACGGTGATGAGGTTTGGATTTCGGTTGTGGTGGAAGCTGCACGATGCCATGTCACGCTGACCAAAGACCAAGCCAAAGACATGATTGCTGCCCTGATTCGCATTGTTGATGCAGAGGTGACGAAATGAACGACTACGAAGATGACGACTACGAAGACTGCTCTTGGTGCAGCGGTTCTGGCGAAGGTATGTGGGATGGTTCAACCTGCAAGCACTGTCACGGTTCTGGCGTTGAGCCTGTTGAAAAAGATGAGGATGACTGCTATGAAGTTGACTAACCAAATGTGGCCTTTCCCACAACATCCACCAGTACCTTGGACTTCCAAGCAGATCAAGGAATACGCACAACAACAGCGTCAACAACTGCCAGAAAGCCCAATGTAATGACAAATCTAATTTTTATTGATGAAGCAACTGTGAAGCTGGCGCTTGAAGTGTTAAAGATTATTAAAAGCAGCCACGATTGGACTGAGGAAAGCAATGCAGCCATCAAAGCCCTAGAAGAAGCACTAGCCAAGCAAGAGCAGGGTGAGCCTGTGGCGTTCCTTGCCAATGGGGTGCGATTCAAACTTAACTTTGATTCCAAAGGTCGAGTTTCTAGCTTGTGGAATTACCTTTCCGAGCTTGATGGGCGATGGGTTGCGCTGGTAGCCGCAGAGGACGACTGCCATTTGAAACTCACCGCACCAAAGTCACAGCAAAATCTTTCTAACCAATTGGTTGGAGCATTGGCGCATACGCCAGAGGCTGATTTCTGGCGTTGGTGGGAGCCCTACGAATTGAAAGATTGCTGGCGGATTGAGCTTGTTGCGCGTGACGCATGGATGGCAGCAAAGGAAAACAAATGAAAGAAGCAGTACAAAAAGCACTTGATGCGTTTAAAAAAATCAGAGCTTGCACAGTAAACGTGTGGGATGTTGATGAAGAAATTAAAGCCCTAGAAGAAGCACTAGCCAAGCAAGAGCAGGGTGAGCCTGTGGCGTGGATGGATGAAATTAAAAAAGAATCCCATAAACGTTTTAAATTACCAACAAGTCAATCGGCATTTCAAGCAGGCGCATTGCTTGCTAGGC